TTATTTTGCTTCTATAAAATCCGACAATAATTCGGCTCGTGTTGGACACCCAAGATGTACCATCGATGCGAGTTGAGCGGCATCATCAAGGGTGCGGTCTATGGTCGTTTCGTCGTAGTGAGGACACTCCAAAACCCCGACCTTGTCGGCATATTGATACACTTCAGCGAATAACTTCGCTTTTTCCTTGTCTGTATGAGGAACCGTCTCTGGCATGCAGGTGAGTAGCTTGCATCCCCATCCCTCCAAAGCAGAGGAGAGGCGGCACTTGCCACCCTCCCATCTGCAACTGCATTTTCGTACTAATTCTGTCATAGATGTAACGACAACTTGTTAGCAACTATATTATATAAGGTATCGGTCAGTCTTTTTTGAAACCGAGGGCAGCTTCTTTCTGCTCCAGTACGATTTCTCTCTTGGCCAACTCGATTTCCTTATCCATTAGCTCACGTTCCTTGACGAGAAGTTTCTGCATCTTCTCCTCGACCGCTTTGTCTTTGTCTGAGACCTGCTTGGAGAGGTCAAGTACCTTGTTGAGCATTTTGGCAATCTCGTCCTGTGAGGCGATGTTCGCACCTACGGTATTGTCAAGATCCAGCGGTTTGTTGGATGACATCACCGAACCTTCTCCAGTATAGAGATAGGTTTTGTTGATAGACGGGAACGCCTGACAAATCATGTTCACGACACCAGGGTTGAATTTCTTGGTGCGTCCACGTTGCAAGTCAAAAATCCGCTGATAGGCAATACCGGTGGCTGTCGCGAACGAAGGGGCGTTCATCCCCAGTTCCTTGAGAACGTTAGCGATAATCTCTCTCGCGTTCACGTTCTTGTCTACTTTTTCACTTTCTTTCATTTGTTCTTACCTTATTAATATGTGAATAACTAAGCCGTCGTGTTTATCACACAGCACGGAAAATTTTTCTTGCAAAAATGATTATTTTTCTTGCGTAATTGATAAGTTTTGATTATCTTTGCAATGGAAATAATAATAATAACAATACAAAAGTACGGGATTTATCCCGAAAATGCAAATAAGATATATACCTAAAAGTAACAATTATGGTAGTAATGACGATTTACCACAAGAATGACAGCGCGTTTCTCCGGGTTACGGAGAGCGCCTGTCGCCCGAAAGGAGGCAAGTATGGAGAACTGTGATACAAGTGCACCTCTTACCAAGACCATCCGTGAACTGGGCGTGGGCGATGCTGTGAAATTCCCCATTGAACGCCACGGCTCGGTGAAGGCTGTTGTCAGCCGATTGCGTTTGGAACAGATACGTATCGGTTGGAATGCGAGAGTTAAAGTTGACTATGACAATTTTCAAGTAGAGGTACGGAGGACGAAGTGATGAAAGCTCTTAGTGATACAGAATTGGTTATAGCTGAATGGTATTGTCATGGATTGACCGACAAGGAAATCGCTGACGTACTTGAAAAACCAGTATGGACAATTCGTACCCACAAGAAGCACATCTACACGAAACTCGGTATCTCCACGACTCACGAGCTTGTGCTGTACATGGTATCAAGGCACTTTGAGAAGGATTGGGACTTGGGAGAAGTAAGGAGAAGAGGCCTTGCGGCTGTTCTTTGCATGCTGATGATAGTTCACATTCTTTTTACAGAAAACTCGGTTTTCTGTCGTGTGCCAAGACGAGCAAGAGTTGAGTGCGTCGAGCGGAGGGCAGAGAAATGAAGAACGAACTGAATACAATGGTTATGGTGCAGAAGTACAACTCCATACTGAAGAGGATGGAAGGCTCGAGTTTCTCTTGGACTATGGCAAAGAAGATTGTCGGTGGCGAGAAACGACTGATGCGACTAATGGAGGAAGAAAAGGTGCACGGCTTTAAGCCAGACGGAGCGCCAAACTCTCAATGGAAGATAAATGCAGTGGAAGTACTTGCCAATGTTAAGCCTATGGCTGGAATTGTTAATCTTGCTTAAAAGTAGGAAACAAGGCAGGTCTTTGGTCGAAAAACGGCTGCTGTCGCACCAATAATCAGCGTACAAACGCATATTGTCAATTTTACCGAAAACTTATCATTTTAACGATTTATAAACATAAATGTAATTATTCAAATTATGGGACTCATTAAGAAACCAAACGAATTGGACGTAAACGTCCGTATCAAGATGTTAGTTTATGGTCAGCCTGGCTCGGGCAAGACCACAATGGCACTCAGTGCTCCAAAGCCGCTGCTTATCGACTTTGATGGAGGTATCAACCGTGTTGATTACGAGTTCATCAAGGACACCGTGCAGGTTCAGAACTACGCAGACATTCTCAACCTCCTCAACAACGAGGATTTGTCTGACTACGAGACACTGGTCATTGACACTGGTGGAAAGCTGCTCGACTCGATGGCAGAGTATCTTATTGCAAGCAATCCACGACTTGGAAAGCGCAACGGTTCTTTGACGCTTGAGGGTTATGGTGTCCGCAAGGTGGAGTTCACTCAGTTGCTCAAGCTTATCAACTCTAAGAAAAAGCACGTTGTTTTTGTCGCTCACCGTACAACTGAGAAGAATGGGGAGGATGTTCGTTATGTTCCTCTCTTCGGTGGCTCCAACTATGACTCGTTGGCTACAGAGCTTGACCTTGTTGGTTATCTCGTTGCTGAAGGTAACCGTCGTATCATCACCTTTGACCCTTGTCAGCAGTCTGAGGGCAAGAACACCTGCAACTTGCCGGCGCAGATGGACGTTCCTTACTTGAAGAACGACAAGCGTGAGATTGTTGGCTGCAACGATTTTCTTGAGAAGCAGGTATTCAAGCGCTATATCGACCGCCTGAAGGAACGCTCTGTTGAGGGCGAGACATACAAGCATCTTATCGTAGAGATTGAGAAGGACATCGCAGCCATCAAGACTGCAGAAGATGCGACCGCCTATATTAAAAAGGTGGAGGAGTACAAGCATGTCGGCAACTCTAAGGCGATAGCCCGAAATAAGTTTGTGGCACGCACAAAGGAACTCGGTCTAACATTTGACACCAAGACGAAGACATACTCTGCTCCTGTCGAGGATACCAAGGAAGAGTCTGCACCTACAGCAGAACCAACTAACGAGGAGGGCAAGAACAATGAACAATCAGCAAGCGACAATGCATAAGCACTATTCCGCTTATGCAACGCTTCTTGACAGCTTCCAGTCCTATCTCGATGCGGAGAAGACCTACTATAAATACTTCACTTCCGAAAATCCGAGCGTGACGGTTGATGAATGGTGCGATAAAATGTATATTGACCTCATCAACAAAATCAATCGAGTTCCGTTTACGAGTGAAGCAGCAGATAGAGGTACTGCCTTCAACGAGCTTGTGGATGCGCTGATCAAGAAGCCGCTTGCCGAACGAGTTAAGGAAGACGACATGGAGAGTGAGAACATCACACTCCGTGTTGTCCTCCTCCAAATCAAAGGCAGGCGAAAGACCGACCCGATAACCGAGCGATACGCTTATGAGGTTGTCTTTGACCCCGACAAGGTTCAGAGAGAGAGATGCGCTGGCTTAAAAGACGAGGAGAAGCCTCAACTACGAGAGCCACAGACTTTCAATTTCTTCAAAGATGTAACCGACGAGTTCGTGACATACTACGAGGGTGCTCTACCACAAGTGTTTGTCAAAGGTACGCTTGAGACACATTTCGGAACGATAGACCTTTACGGCTACGCAGACGAACTGCTTCCGTTCTCTTGTCACGACATCAAGACTACCAAGAACTACCATAGCGGTAACTTCAAGGAACATTGGCAGCACATCGTCTATCCGTTCTGTTTGAAACAAATGGGAATGAACATTAGCCACTTTGAGTACAATGTGACTAATTTCAAGGAGACATTCTCCGAGGTGTATGTGTTTGAGGAAGAACGTGACATTCCAAAATTGCGTGACATCTGCGAGCGATTTATCCAATTTGTGGAGACGAACCGTGATGTTATCACTGATACCAAGGTGTTTAAATCATTAAACGACAGATAAAAATGGCAGATAATGTAAATGTAAAATTGGTTGGAAGCATGAACCTCGCCAAGCTTTTGGAGGCAGGTATAATGACCATCCAAGGTGCCACTTGCGCCAAACGGTGCTTTGTAAGTCCCCTCGAAGAGAATGACTTCTATGTCAAGGTTGAGGAAAAGACAGCGAGGGACGGAACAAAGTATGTGGACAGAAAGTATTGCATCGGTGTGGAGATTTACGAGCTCCGTGAGCCAGACCAGTATGGCAATACCCATTACATGAAGCTATCCACGAGCAAGCAGTTCATCAACTCTCATACACAAGAGGAAGTGGATGCCAGAAACCATATATACCTCGGCAACCTCAAGCTGGTAGTAATCCCATGTGGTAACCAAGCCTCTACGGTAGACGCTCCAGTTGCGCAAGCCGTGACACGAGAGGATGACGATCTTCCCTTCTAATGGAGAAACTGTCGCTTGTAAAGAATGGCTACGAGGGGACGCAATTAAGCCGTTCCCTCGTAGATACCATCGAGAAGCTGCCCGATGGCAAGTATAACATATACATCGTGAAGAAAGAATACGTTGCCTCTGTTCCGCAGACACGCCTCTTTTGGATGTGGATGACGTATCTTGAACATTGGAGCGGAGAGTCAAGGGTGAAATGGCACGACCATTACTGCCGTCTTTTCCTTGCTCCAGGACAACGGAGTACGAGAAGCATCAGCTCTGCTGCAATGACTCATTTCCTCAATCAGATACAAGCGGACGCTCTGACGGAATGGAATGTGATGCTTCCGGCTCCTGAAGACCAAGAGATTTATAACGATTTCGTATTAGAATATCAAAACAAGTAAAATTATGGATTTACAGTTATTTCAAGACCTCGCCCCTGCTGAAAGAGAAGAAATGCTTGACGCACAGGCTGATGACGTGACAGAAGAGAACTACTTGCAGCCGTACACCAACGCTGAGAAAGCTCAACGTCGCGAAGAGTACGTTGCCCTCTCACTCGAAATGAAACAGATTACCGAGGAAGAGGACGAAATGAAGTAACAGTTTAAGGAGCGCAAGGCTCCAGTCAAGAAGTGTATGGACACCGTTCTTGCCAACCTCAAGCAAGGCGGAGAGTATGTGAAAGGCAAGCTCTACCGAATTATAGACCAAGAAGAAAGAGTTGTTGGCCTTTATAATTCAAAAGGCGAGCTTGTAAGCCAACGTAAGGCGTTACCAAGCGAGTTGAACTCTCCAACACTCTTTGGTCAGGCACGCACTGTATCACTCAAGACAGGAACCCACGACAACTAACAAATATTATTCACTCACAAAAATCTTAAAAAATGGAAGAGACAAAAGAAAAAGTAGTTTCAGTAAACATCGAGAACTACACAGGTGAAAAACCAATCGAAGTAATTGTTCGCAAGGGTGAGGCAGCTAAGGCTGTCGATCCGTTGCCCGAAAAGGAGCCTTTGTCATGCAACCTCACCGGAACTATCGAAGCGCCCGCCAACTGGCTTGAGAAGCGTGCTGACAAGGTAGATGGTAAGGCAGTGTACGCTGTGGTGGACCGTGAGAAAATCTCCATTGGTCTCGTCGTGAATGAGACAGATGCACGCTACAAGCGTACTATTGTCGGTCAGGCAGAGTTCTCTGATATCTACAATGCTTTCCGCATCAATGTAGCCGATGGATGGGAGCCGGCTAAACTTGGCCAGTTCATCCGTCTGCACCGTGCCATGTTTGACGACAAGCAGAAGGCGACAGAAATGGTCGCGAAGCTGAAGAACTTCAAGGCAAGGGTAAACTCCAAGTTGGAGAAGCAGCAGGACCGCGACGGAAGCCGTGGCGTTGTTTATCAGCAAGCTGTCCAGAGCGACCTGCCGACCGATTTCAAGGTGAACATTCCTATCTTCAAGGGTAAAGAGAAGCAGCTTGTAGAAGTGGAGATTGACCACTACGTTCAAGGTGCTGATTGCTATCTGCAGCTGTTCTCACCCGAGGCGCTTGATGTCATCGAGGACAGCACTGACAACCTCCTCAATACAGAGATTGAGCGTTTGAAGACTGCGGTGCCCGATATTGTAATCATTGAGGGTGCTTTGAACGAGAACGGAATCAAGTAATCAATGGGGTACGTTCTTAGGGATTACCAAGTAAAAGCGAGTGATGCCGCTGTGAAGTTCTTCAATGATAGGAAGAACGAGCGCAACGGCATCCTCGTGCTGCCTACAGGTTGCCATGCCAAAGGTACAAAGATAATATGTGCCGATGGTTCACTGAAGCCAGTAGAAGATGTCGTTGTTGGTGATTTGTTGCTCGGTGTGACTGGTTACAGGAAAGTGTTGAAGTTACATCGAGGTACGGACGATATGTACCGAATTATTCCAAACAAAGGGAAACCTTTTGTAGTCAACAAAGGTCACATACTTCATCTGTATAAGACGAATGAAGGGAAGAACTACCCAAGTTGCTACCCAAGATATGACGACATAACTGTTGAAGAATATCTCCAAAAGAGTGCGAATTACAAGCACCTTCATAAACTCTGCAGGGTTGGATTGTGTGCTTTTGACACTTCGTCACAACAGTTGGAGGTAGAACCTTATATGCTGGGACTCCTTATTGGTGATGGCTACATCAAGAATGGTGATGTGAATATAACCACAATGAGAGAAGAAGTCAAGAACTACATCTATGAGTACGCTTCTAAATATGGTTATTCCGTTAGGGATGACTACAAGGGTGGTGATAACAAGGCACATACTTATCATATTCTTTCTCGCCAAGGGAATATAGGCCTAATGAAGGAAAGGCTTGTCAAGGAAGGAATATATGGGAAAACAGCCGAAAGCAAATTCATACCTCAGCAATATCTCACTGCTTCCGTAGATCAGAGATTAGAACTGCTTGCAGGGTTATTAGATACGGACTCTCATTACAGCAAGGAAAAGAACTATCACGAATACAGTACCAAATCAAAGCAGTTAATGGAAGATGTTCGGTTCTTATCTCGCTCGTTAGGATTTATGTGTGAGGACAAGGAAAAGATAGTAAATGGAGTTACATACTATCGCCTTACCATATCTGGAGACCTAAACACCATACCCAACAAGGTAGAGATAAGGAAAGGAAGTGAGAGGAAACAGAAGAAGTCAGTTCTCGTGACTGGATTTTCCGTTGAGTATGTAGGTAAGGGTGATTATTATGGATTTACGCTGGATGGAGACCATTTGTATTGTGACGAACAGTTTTTTATCCACCACAATAGCGGTAAATCGATTATAGTTGCCGATATTGCTCACAAACTGAACCAAAACGTCCTTGTCCTCCAGCCGAGCAAGGAAATATTGAAGCAAAACTATGCCAAATACAGAAGTTACGGCTTGGATAACTGCTCGATATACTCTGCCAGTTTTAACAGCAAGGAGATTAGCGAGGTGACGTTTGCGACAATCGGCTCAATCATGGCGCACATTGACGACTTTGACCATTTCAAAGCTATCATCATTGACGAGTGCCATGGTGTTAATCCAGTAGAAGGACAATATGCGACCTTCATCAGAAAGGTTAAGCGTAAAGTTCTCGGCTTGACAGCCACTCCTTACAGACTTGCAACAGCACAAGGCATAGAGACCAAAGAAAAGGGCTTTATGCCCAATGGGTCGTATAAGACATCGGACTATTTCATTGATGATTTTCATCCAATGCCAGGTGTTATTCTTAAAAACGCTTGTATCTTGAAGTTCATCACGCGAACCCGACCAAGAATATTCCATGATGTGCTTTATGAGGTAAGCATACAAACTTTGCTTCAAAGAGGCTATCTCGCCAATCTGCGCTATTTCGATATGACAACAATCGACACGAGCAGGGTGAAGCGCAACTCCACTGGGCGTGACTACGACGAGCAGTCGCTTTCTGAGGAGTTTTCTCGATGTGGACTTGGTAATCAGCTGTCCGACATAGTCAAGAGGCTCCTACACCCAAAGAATGGCGTTCCTCGCAAAGGAATACTTGTGTTCACCCAATTCATCACAGAGAGCGAACAGCTTGCAAGAGAAGTAGAGGGTGTGGCAGTGGTTACTGGAGCGACAAAGAGTAAAGAGCGAGACCGCATACTGGAAGATTTCAAGAGTGGCAAGATTAAAGTGCTGGCCAACGTAGGTGTTCTGACTACTGGCTTTGATTATCCAGAGCTTGACACTGTTGTAATGGCTCGACCAACTATGTCGCTTGCTATGTGGTATCAGATTGTTGGAAGAGCAATCCGTCCTTTTGAGGGCAAAGACGGTTGGATTGTTGACCTTGGTGAGAACATCAAACGTTTTGGCAAGGTTGGCGATTTGACCTTGAGAGAAGATAAGCCCGGACAATACTACATCAGTGGTGTTGTGAACGGTCAGTATAAACCTTTAACCAACGTATATTTTTATTAATGGCAAATAAGAGAGATACATTCAACAAGCGACTACTCGATGCTATCCGTAAGGGTGGTAACGTTAAGAGTATTCCTGCAAATACGGTACGCAAGGCTGCTGAAGCCGCTCCATACGAAAGCGACATACAGCAGGCTTGCATTAGGTGGTTTCAGCGCAACTATCCTCAACTGGCGCAAGAGGGAATGTTGTTTCATATCGCCAATGAGGGCATACGCTTGGGCGGCATGGGCGCGAGAGTAAAGCGTGAGGGGGTTGTGAAAGGGGTGGCAGACTTGTGTCTGTCAATACCGATGCACGGCTACGGAGCGTTGTACATTGAAATGAAGCGTCCCCACTGCTATCAGCGTCCGGAGCAAAAGGCTTGGCAAGCTAACGTTGAGAAATACGGCAGCAAGTATGTCGTATGCAAGTCTGTGGACGAATTCAGCGTAGAGATTAACCGGTATTTATCAAGATAATATGAGGGATTACGGACCTTTATACGGGGTCATAACTGACCAATGGTTTGAAGACGAGCCATCACGCATCGTGTGGTTCGTTAGGCTGCTCAATGCCGTTGATGACGGAGGGGTGGCAACAATGAGTCGTGCCAAGTTTGGTCGGTTGTTCAATTCCACACCAGATGCAGCCTATTACTTCCTTAAACAGCTTGAAAAGCGAAATCTCCTTACACTTGAAATGCACGCAAAGTGTACGCAAGTAACCATCTGTAATATAGAGAGTTACGATTACAATGCACGCAAACAACACGCAAACAACACGCAAGAGGACGAGGTTACACGCAAACTACACGCAAATTACACGCAAACAAATGACTGTAAATCAGAGTGTTATGATAGCTTTACACGCAATCTGCACGCAAACAGCACGCAATATGACGAGAATCTAAGAAAAGAAAACAGAAAAGAAACTTCTCTTTCCCCCACACCCCCTATTACTAAAGAAAAGAATAAAGAAAAGAAAGCGCTAACGCTAAGTTCCGCCCCCGACTTTGTCGGAGACGGTTCCACCGAAAACGCCAAGGAGTTGGAGAAGCAAAAAAGAGCGGAGCAGCGCAAAGCCAAGTCGAATGAAAGGAAGCAGAAAGAGCAGACCCTGGTCCACAAGGCAAGAGGCATCTTTGAAGCCTATTACAGCGAGCTTTATGATGACAGCTACTATTGGACAGCGAAGGACGCAGTTGCGATGAAGCGGCTCATCAAGAAGATAACCTTTGGCCGCACTAACAGAACGAGACCGCTGCCTTGCGACGACGACAGTCTGTTGGAGGCATTGAAGGTCTTTCTCAAGATGATTAACAAGTCATGGATTATGAACAATTTCTCAGTGACCAAGATAGACAGTCAGTACAACGACATCGTGTCTGAAATCAAGAACAAAAACAATTCAGCATATGGGAACAGAAATCAAGCGAGTCAGACAACCTCAACAGCTATCCTCGCTAATCAAGCAGAAAATCTCCTCAATGACATTGCAAAGGCGGATGCTTTGTATTACCGATGTGAGCAAGGAGGCGATGGCACTCCGTAAAGCCATGAAACCGTCAGAGATTATCTCCGCTTATAGTATCGACCTTCAGACGAGTGCGACCGCAGCCTTTCCTACCATTGACAAGGCAAGAGAAATGCAGAGCCCGATGCTCGGTGTGATGTCCGAGGCTTTCCCCGAAACTATAGATCCGAGGAGTGGTGAGACAGTGAAGGATTCGGCAGTTATGTGGATGGAGAGTCAGCTACTTGCCGTGAGCATGTTTTGCGGAGCGAGGGAAAAGATGAATGAATGGCAGTCCAAATCGCTCTGCACGCAAATCATCAACGAACACCCGCAGCTTACGCTTATGGAGTTCATACTCTTCTGCTCTCGATTACGTTCTGCGAGGTATGGTAAATTCTACGGCTCCATTGACCCTGCTGCAATACTTGGTTCACTGGATATGTTCCTTAAAGACCGAAGGGAAGATATGTGGAGACGCCAAGACAAAGAAGAGAAGTTGCGGAAAGAGCGTGAATATGAGAAGCAGCGCAAAGAAGTCATATCATACGAAGAACACTTAAGACGCAAGGAGGCGCACTCTAAGTCATTGAAAGCCAACGAAAAATAATTGCAAATAAGATAAACTTTTCTTGCTAAATACTTGCATATATGATAACTTTTGATTATCTTTGCATTAGCAAATAAGATAAAAAAGGTATCACTTAAAATTCTAAACATTATGGCAAAACTTACATTTAACGAGTTAAGAAAGAAGTTCGGCTTTACAGCCAAAAGAACCAAGGCATACCGAGTTCTTGACGAGTTCGGAGCAAATATCACAAGCCGTGTCAAGGTTATGACAATGGCAGGCGGTTTATTCGCTATTGATGAATTTGGCATCGACATTACTAATCAAGTTAAATTCGAGCGTATATAATGGCAAAGAAACCGCAGCTTAAACCCAAGGACACGACATCTGTATCTTGTACAAAATGTGATAACGCTACTCTGATGCAGTGGGGCGATGATCCGATAATAGCAGACTGCAGTGCTCATCATTGTCGTGAGGTGGCAAGCCATAGACGCTCTTGTCCCCAATACGAGCCGGCAAAGCATTTGCCGAAACCGATAAAGCACCTGCAGAAATTTGCAGGTCTGCAAAACAAGAAGAATAAAGGTTAAACCAATAAACAATATAACAATGGAATTATTCACTAAGTTATCAGAAATTATGGGCGAGGGTTGCACATTGGCAATCACTATCGCCAAGACAAAGAACGGCATGACCGTTAGTGTTCTCCCCGGAAACTCTCTTGTTAAGGATGCAGCGAAAAACAAAATCGCTCCTCTGAATATAAGTGGTTCTGCAAGTGAGCTTGATGAGGGTTTTGTAAACGCCATCATTCAGCCAGTAGCCACAACAAGCAAGATGTTCGTTGACATGAAGTCGTTTGAGGACTCACAGGCTGCTGCAAAGGAGGCTTCCGAAATGGAAAAGAAAGCTAAAGAGAAAGCAGCAGTTAGCAAGGTTCAGTATGACAAGTGGATGGAGCTTGCTGAACAGAACCGCAAGGAAAGCAAGTACAAAGACGCTCTCACTTGTGCCAAGAAGGCGCTCGAAGTGGCAGGAGACGTTGCCAGTGGTCAAGCAAAGGCAGAGGCTTTTATCAAGAAGGTCAACGACGAGTCGGCTGCAAATCTCTTTGGCGCAGAAGACAAGTCTGATGGCAAGAACATCAAGATTGACATCAAGAAGACACCCAAAGCCTCTGCTGAGGAAGACGCAGACGAGGAGAACGAATAATAAATAAAAGGAGGATATAATCATGGCATTACAAATCAACAACTACAAGAGAGTATTCAAGCATGGTTCAGCAACACTCGCAGATCCAAATCCGGAGATGTCACCTGAAGAGGTAATGAACTTCTATTCTAACCAATATCCGGAGCTTACAACGAGCAACGTGCACGGTCCGAAGATAGATGGCGACAATGCCGTCTATACTTTCAAAACAACGGTTGGAACAAAGGGATAATCAATGTGTGAACCTAAAATAAGCAAAGAACAATGGCAGCTTTATCAAAACATAGGACGAATTCTATCACGGGAAGCAGAACAGCTTCACGCCGAAGGAAAGCGTATCACACCAGACGCAATGGGCGCAATCATTTTCTAAATGCCTCATTTGCTAATATCCATGGCTGTGATATATGTAATGATGAAGCTGTCTTTGTTGTCAAAGATATTAAGCAGAATATCTTTGACCTTCAAGCAGATGTAACAAAGTTCTTCTCTAAATACGGCATTTCATGCAAGTTACCCACTGTCGCCGGGAACTTCAAAAACGATGTTCTTGCACTTTACAATCTACTCAAGTCAAACCTCCCCGATGAAAAATGGAAGGTGGAAGCGGTACAGCAACATGGCGAGGATGGTCCTATCAAGTTCATGGTTTACGATTACGCTGAATTTCCCGAATATACAGTATGGGCAGTACCAGTCAAAAAAATGGGCGAGGTTGATGACAAGACTCGCAAGTTGCTTGCTCTCACCTTTGCTGTTATGTACAGGAACGATATGTATGAGCTTCCCGAGGATAATTATGACTTCCAGTACAACCTCGCTCAAAGCGACAACTGTTATCAGCGTGACGAAGACGGAAAGATGAAGTACGATGAGGACTTGACTGATTTTTGGGGTGAGGATTATAGGGAAATGGCGGTAAGGTACGTCGAGGGTGACATATCTAAACTCTTCAATGAAATAAAGCAAACAGCAGATTTGCAATATAAGTCAGGCAAGCCACTTTGTGATATGCTTGAAGATATGATTTCACAGTATCGTGTCGAGAATTACCACAACCCACATCTGTTGGACCTCATAGAGAATGAACTCGAAATTTGTCGCGAAGGTTGGCTATCTGAATACCATATCAGTATGCTGAAGAATGAATTTGGCTACGATTTTGATAATGATGATAGCGAAGAGGATTTTATGGACTTGGCGAGATTATTTTTCTTTTGCTACGATGATGACGATTGCATAACACAAGGAGCAATCGAAATGATAAATGCAGAAGCGTATAATCTTAGCGTCGGGAATATGTATCGCTACTCCTTTATTGACGATGACGATATTGAGGAGAGAATGGAAAGCTCTTTCCCTCAAAGATGGGCAGATGTTAATGACCAACTAATAGCAGAATTAAGAAAATGAGTAAGATAACTAATTTGCTTAACCAAGTATATGAGCCGTTCATGGCAATCATTGCTTATAGAACTACCGACAGTAGAGAGCAATCGTTTTACTTGGAGCAGCACAAAATATCCAAAAAAGACGGTAGTCTTGGTGTTGGCTTTCCTTTACGCCAAAAGGCCATAACGAACTTGTTTGATGCGCTGTCACGCACTAACAAGCAACTTGACAGCAGTCTTTATGGCGTTGTACCCGAGAATGTGTTGTATTGTGACACAAGAGTTGGAAACGAGAAACTTGTTTGGTACCGGAAGCCAGAGGTTCGTAAGCTGTTCTTTACAAAGAGTCTTGAAATACCAGATGGAGATATGAGAGTCCCAGGTCTTGTGTATGTTGCAAGTGGCAAGCAGCTTCGAGTGTTGGCGTTCAAGGGTAACAAACCCAAGAGTGTTCTGTATCTCGCTCCATTCATGAATACTGATTCCAGCCATGTCTGTCTCGGCAACTCAAAAGTCAAGACTCCCGATGAAAGGACATTTACCAATGTTATAAATTATTGGGAAACAATGTTTTGGCAGTCAGAGTTTTCGCACATTCTTGGCGAGAACCCTTGCCTTGGCAACCTTGCTACGATAACAAAAGATTGCATACTTAATGGGAAGCCCTTCCCCGACAATATGCTCAAACAAGCTAAATGCAAATTACAAGATTTACTACGATGAAGAAGATACACTATACGGAAAATTATCTACTTGCACCAGTTCATCCCATTGAGGTGAACTTGATAGGAGCAGGAGGTACTGGAAGCCAAGTTTTGACTTCGCTTGCGAGGATCAACTGCGCTCTAATACAGCTGGGACACCCTGGACTTCATGTAACCGTCATTGATGATGATGTTGTAACACCGTCAAATCTTGGTCGTCAGTTATTCGCACCAACGGAAATTGGCTTGAATAAAGCATTTGTACTAACAACACGAATCAACCGCTTCTTCGGTCTTGATTGGAATGCTGTTCGTGAGCAATATCCATACGAGAGTTGTGCTACCGCCAATATAACCATAACGTGTGTTGACAATGTGAAGGCTCGCATAGAGATAGGCAAATATCTCCGCAAGAACAAGAATGGAAGCGTAGGCGATAAAGACTATACCATGCCATACTACTGGCTCGATTTTGGTAACACAACAGATACCGGTCAGGTCGTTCTCGGTACAATAAACCCAGTCAAGCAGCCAAAGAAACGCAAAATAGAGTCTTCGAGTACACTTAAATGTGTTGACGAGCTTTTTGACCTCAGTGAAGTCAAGGACGAGGATAGTGGTCCGTCTTGCTCGCTTGCAGAAGCCTTGCGCAAGCAAGATTTGTTCATCAACTCAACCATTGCGCAGCTTGGCTGCAATATCTTGTGGAAGCTCTTCAGTGGCTCCATCGAGAACCATGGAGCGTTCCTTAACCTCAAAACATTACGAACTAACCCCATTAACATTCAGTAGTTATGAATACGAATAAATCTTGCTTTGACTCCGACAAGGAATTGATGATTTGGCAAGACACAAACTGCTTGCAGTGCAAGAAAGCAGTTTGGTATAATCAACGCTTGAAGAAAATGCCGCAATATCGTTGTGCAATACAGAAGCAGATAGAGGCACAGGCTGCTGGCGAAACTGAGATAAACGAACGGACATACGAAGCGACAAGGTGCAAGAAATGTACATTCTTCAAGTCAAAAGGAGAAACTTCCGATGCGCCAGTGGAGGTTCTTGATTTCTCCAAGGGTGAGTCGCTGATGAAGTCCGACATTCTTATGGATACAGAGGGTGCCAATGGAAAACAAGTTCTGCAGCCTGCATATTACGACAAAGACGCTCCAACACCTCTCTCAGTCGTACCCGAAGATGACTCATTGCTTGGTCAGAAGTCGCTTTATCCTCAAAATTCAGACGAAGAGGTACGAGAAATGCAGAAGAGGCATAAGTTTACGACAGACTTTATGGCTGCTGTTGACCAATACCCCAAGGATATTTCTACCCATCCCGACCCTATACTATTCAAACTCGCCATGGAAACTGGAGTTGATTACGATGCTCTCAAGGATGCGGAGCGCAGAATGTTTGACAATATCTGCGAAAAAGGACAGCTACCTCCGGTGTTCACCGAAACAAACTTCAAAAAGCAAGTGAAGAGTGATGTGCATACCATGTTGGAAACGTTCACATGGGAGGAGAATATGATGATAGCGTTCGTGCCGTTGGTCATTTCTCACATTGCCTGGTTGTATGCTGAGAAGGTGATGAAATACTGCGCTGACCACCGCATTCCCGAAACGGTAAAGCTGTCAAGAGCCGTAAAACACGTTCGACATGAATACGTAGACTCGCTGAAGAAAGACCTCGATGCGAAGCATATCGGTCGTATTGAAGAGCAGACAGAGCAGTTCTGCAAGCTGTACGCCAACGATTTCACCATTATGTGGTACGTTGTGAACTCCGAATTTTGTAAGTGTTATCCCAATGACGAATTGTTACCAATGCGGACAGACGCATACGTTTCAATCCTCTTGTGTCGCTTCCTTGTCGCCCACAACAAGCGCATGGATAAGATTATAGAGGCAAAGATTGGGTTTGCGCAGAGCATCAAGAATCCATATATGGATAAACTCGAAACTTGCATGGACGTTTACTGCGGAGAGCACACGATACAGAACACGGACAACATCAACGCTTGTCTGCGAATACTTGAGAAGAATATTAAGAATATCAACTTTGAAATAGACGACAGCGAGCCGAAATAATATGGAAACTAACAATACAAAAAAAATTGAGGGAAGTTGGAATTTTGATGAGAGCGTAGCCGAGGTGTTCACGGATATGCTCTCACGTTCTATTCCTGGATATGACAACATGCGTGAGCTGATGTTTAGAATGGCAAGAAATTTCTTGCGTCCGCACTCAAATGTTCTTGATATAGGCTGCTCGACGGGATTATCAAGCAAAGAGCTTGTCGAATGTGAGGAAGCTGAAATGTGTGATTTTACCCTCATTGATGTCAGTGAGCCGATGCTTCAGCGTTGTCGAAAGCTCTATCAAAAAGACAGAAGGGTTGATGTTCGCAAATGGGACATTAGAGAGGGTTGTCCAGTGCAGCGTTGCTCTGTTGTCTTGTCATGTTTCACGCTGCAATTTATGCCGATGGAGTATCGACAGAATGTCATCAGCAGTATCTATAACTCGCTACAGCGTGAAGGAGCTTTGTTTCTTGTGGAAAAGGTTATTGGCAATTCAAGCGTAATCGATGATGTAATGGTGAAAGAGTACTACAACATCAAAAAGGAGAACGCCTATACAGAGGAGCAGATAAGCGATAAGCGAAAAGCCCTTGTCGGCACGCTCGTACCGCTCACTTCTGATTGGAATAAGTCAATGCTTCGCACAGCAGGCTTCACAAAGGTTGATACGTTTTGGCGATACCTCAATTTCTGTGGCTTAATAGCAGTGAAAAATTAATTGCAAATAAGATAAGCTTTTCTTGTCAAATACTTGCATATATGATAATAAATCACTATCTTTGTAATGCAAATAAGATAAATAAGTAATCACTTAAAACTCTAAACATTATGAAGATTATAGAAGTTGTAATAGGTAACGACCTTAACGAAGAGAACGAGGTCATTTTCAATGAATTTATGGATGAATTCGCAGAGTATATCGTTATGCAGTCAGGTCCACAGACCGTATTGCTCGGTGAAAACTTTTTTGCTAATGAAGAGGAAATCACTGAAAAAATGAGAGTATGGCTCGGTTCTAAAGGTATCGACGAAAACTCTTGGGGACTACAGTAAATTATTCATTTGGTTGCTCAGTATTTACTGGGCAACCTCAAAAAGTATAAAAGATGGGAATAAATTTCAAGAAACTCAATTCGCAAATAAAGCCGTTGAAACCAGAGTCCAGCAAGTACGGCTTCATTTTCATCGCAACTGATGAACAGAAGAGAAACTTTATTGACACTATTGTCACCATTGGTAGCAAACGCAGACTCGTTTCATTCCTTGTAAGCCTTATAAAAAAAGATGAGGATTGGTACAACGAATTCAAATTATAAATATATGACGATAGGAATAATAGTAGCAATGGATAAGGAGTATGAGGCAATCGTAAAAGCATGGTTGCCTAATGCTCCTTTATCTCGTAATGAGAGAGTTGTTAAAGGGTGTCGTATGATACGACTTTACCCAAGTGAAGAAAACGAGGTTGTGTTAGTTCGGAGCGGTATTGGTAAAGTGAACGCAGCAATAGCTACCTTAGAACTTGCATCCGAGAACGTAGACTGCATTATCAGTAGCGGAGTTACTGGAGGTGCTGCACCATATTTACAGCCAGGACAGACCATAATAGGCCTGCATTACCATTATCATGATGTGTATTGTGGTAAGGAGGTGGCCAAGGGACAAGTACAAGGAGAACGTGAACTCTTCGGAGCCGACGATAAACTGATAAAGATAGCCACATCATTACAAATAGAAAAATGCTTAGCCGGAGCTATTGTAAGTGGCGATCAGTTCGTTGACAGCAAGCAGGAAATGGGACGCATCCTTGATGAGTTTCCATTTGCGATTGCCGTAGATATGGAGTCATGTGCGATTGCGCAAGTCTGCTACAAGATGGATATTCCGTTCATTTCCTTCCGTATGCTCAGCGATGTTGTTCTTAATCCTGCAGCTAAGTGTTACGAAGATTTTGGGGACAAAGCACCGTTGCAGATGGCATCCAACACCATGCGGTTTGTGATGAAAGTGATTAACGAATACAAACCCTTTTAATCATGAACAAAATACTGTTTAATTATAACTATGGCATGGAGGCTGCTGCAATAGCCGGCACAAAGACACAGCTTCGGCGTGTAATCAAGTTTAAGGACTTCGGCAGCAGAGTAGTACGATACACTCCTCTTCCTGGCACAAAGGGTTCTGCACGCTACCATTTGGAAGACGGAAGGAAAGTAGTGGATTATGAGACTCTATCCACCTATCGCTTAGGAGAAATTGTAGCCATTGGCCAATCGTATGCTGATGTGAAAGCATATTACGAGGGAAAAGGTTTACTTGAAAGTGAAGAGTACATGGCGTTCATCAAGGAGGTAGAGGGTGCAAACAAAGAGTATTTCAATGCTGGACGCAAAGACAAGTTTCTCGTCAAGCCACACCTTATGCCACACCATATCCGTATTCTGTCTGTACGAACTCAACGTTTGCAGGACATAACGGAAGAAGAATGTCTTGCAGAGGGTATTCTAAAAGAAGAACTGCAAGGAGAAACAAAATATTACATCGAGGACAGCAACACCGGAGGACGTTGCTATTTTAAGACAGCTCGGGATGCTTTCGCCTTCTTCATGTCCCAGACAGAAAAGAATATGCGGAACGTATGGGTAAAGAATCCTCCTGTCTATGTTTACACCTTTGAGACCATTGATTGAAAATATGGCAAAAAAGTTTCTTATAATTCAACTGACGGAGAGCGACAAAGCTGATATTGTTCGCATGAGAAAAGAAGGCTCTACGCTTAGAGAGATTGCTGAGTATATCGGATGCGCAATTAATACTGTCGTTTACCATTTGCGCAAAACTGGAATTTTCAAACAGCAAAGATGGACTGATGACGAGACCATTATTATGATAACGATGTATAACGATGGCGTGACCTGCGCCGAAATTGGCAAACGCCTTAATCGGACAAAGGATAATGTTGCCCATCGTATCTCTTATCTTAGAAAATTAGGAAACAAGAACATTAAATACAGAAAGTAATATGGCAATATTAATGGAAGAAAGCTACTGGCGTAATTCCCATTTGTCCGTAGCAAAGTATTACGGTGGTGTCAACATCAACGTGGCTGGCAAAGCGAGGGAGTATCTTGTCGTAAACAAAGAAGGTATAACTTTGCAAGAGCTGTCAGATCCAAGCAGTAAACATTATGTTGGAGACGAAAATATGGCAATTCCTCCTGGAGAACCCGTAGATTTGATAGATAAAGAATTTATCAAATACTACAAGATGTTGGGAAGAGACAAGTTTATCTCGATTTTGAAGGAACATAGCCTATCTTCAATTCCAGAGTTGAAGAAAATCTTTGATACAGCACAATAGAATAAAAAAGACTACTGTCCTCACGGATGGTAGTCTTTGTTTGCAAATAAGATAAATACATCACTAAAAGCAACTAAACATTGATGCCCGATAGGTATAAACCTAAAAACATAAATGTTAATTACCCAAGTTAAGTAATTATCATACTGCAAAGATAGGCAAAAGAAACTGCAAAGTCTGCGAATTTACAAAGAAGTTATCAAAATACTAAGCAAAACTAATCAAAAGTAGTAAAAATCATTATATTATACTTATCTTTGCAATGGACATAAGAATAAAAAAATAGCACAATGACAAATCGTTTAAATTTGGAAGATATCTGTTTTAGGCATAAGGATAAAGCACCTATTATCATAGCTGGCCCATGTTCTGCCGAAAGCGAAGAGCAAGTATTGGAAACTGCTAAACAGCTGGCGGATGTAGGTTGTGATGTTTTTCGTGCTGGGGCATGGAAGCCGAGAACAAAGCCTGGAAATTTTGAAGGATTTGGTGAGGAGTCTTTATGTTGGCTTGAAATGGTAAAGCACAAAACAGGGATGCTTGTGACCACAGAAGTTGCAACACCTGAGCATGTAAAAGCCGCCCTTCGCCATAATATAGATATTCTCTGGATAGGAGCAAGGACAACAGCTAATCCATTTGCTGTGCAAGCTATAGCAGATGCGCTACGGGGGTGTGATATCCAAGTTTTAGTGAAAAATCCAGTTAATTCTGATTTGGATTTGTGGGTAGGAGCCTTGGAGCGTTTGAACAGAGCTGGGATAAAGCGATTAGCGGCAATCCATCGTGGCTTTTCACTTTACGGAGAAAAGATTTATCGCAATGCGCCAATATGGAAAATCCCTATTGAATTACATAGACGTGTTCCTGACTTACCCATATTTTGCGATCCGTCACATATGGGAGGGAAAAAAGAACTTGTCGCACCGTTGTGTCAGCAGGCTATGGATTTGTGTTATGACGGACTGATGGTAGAGGTTCACTGTGACCCAGATAAGGCGTTAAGTGATGCTCAACAGCAAATAACACCGAGGCAATTCAGAGAGATTTTGACAACTATAAAAATAAGAAGAGAAGTTCCTGCTGATTATAACTTGACGTTTAGTCGTAGCCAAATTAATTTGATTGATGAAGATTTAATTCGTATCTTGGCCAATCGCATGGATGTCTGCCATGAAATTGCAATATATAAGGCAGAACAAGGAATGTCCGCCTTTCAGTCAAGTAGATACAATGAGTTACTTGAGAAGTGGGTAAAAATAGCAAAACAATATGGACTACAGAGTCAATTTATTAAGAGACTTTTCTGCCTTATACATGAAGAGAGTGTTAATGAACAGATGCAAATATTAAATTCAAAAGAATGGCTAAAACAGCAATAAGAGAGAGAATATACCAACAAATGTTGCTTCGTGGAGTAACCCAAGCAATGATATGCAACGACCTGGGGCTTCAGGTTTCAAATTTCAATGCATATATACGCGGAAACAGAACTATCTCATTTAGAGATTTGGTCAGTGTGATGACGTACTTGCATATCTCTGTCGCTCCGATAGGTACAGAGTTTACAAATATTCCTCCAGACAAAATGAATGAGGTTTTTCGCGAACGTATTAAACGTAGTGGATTAAAGATGTCTGAGATATCCGCAGCGTCAGGAATATGTAGCAGTAGTATTTCAAGCATCATAACAGGAAAGAGAACGGCATCGTCAAGAAATTTAGGTAAGCTCATGACTGCCCTCGGTCTTGACATCGTGCCATACAAGAGAATAACTAACAAATAATAGACAAATGGAATTCGTAAGAAAGAAAATTGACGAGCTGGTTCCTGCGGACTATAACCCGCGAAAAGATTTGCAGGAGGCAGACAAGGAATACCAGGACATCAAGGGAGGTATTCAGACTTACGGGCTTGTCATTCCGCTTATCATGAATAAGCGTACTGGCAATCTTGTAAACGGACATCAGCGACTGAAAGTTCTCAAGGCTCTTGGTTGGACTGAAGTAGATGTCAGTGTGGTGGATATGGACGAGAAAAAGGAGAAAGCCCTTAATCTTGCACTTAGTCGTATTGACGGCGACTTCGACAACAAAGCCTTGACAAATGTGATGTCTGAAATCAGAGCCGCCGGCATAGACCCTATAACATTGGGTTTTACCAAGTCCGAGGTTGAGAAAATGTTTCCCAAAGAAATGGAGGTCGAAAGTCTTTTTGGCGAGGATGTAGACAACCCATTCATTGGCGATGACGAGGAGCCCGAGGAAACGGAAGTGGTCGCAATGGTCGGCAAATACCGTTTCAGTATGGAGAAATCACAGGTTGAAGAAGTCATGGCGCAGATCCGCTACCGCAATGGCTTTGTAAAGGAGAAAGTGGAAAATGAAATAAAACTAAGATTGTTCTATGGAAAAGACTGGAAACAATACGCAGCAGCCGATGACCTTTCGGAAACTAAAGATTAGCGAGATAGAGGAAGCCTTCTACAATCCTCGTAAAATGATGAAGAAGGAAGGTAAAAAATATTCAAACCTCAAAAACAGCCTGGAGCAGTTCGGGTGCGTGGAGCCGATGGTGGTGAATGAGGTTAATAACCGTCTCATTTCTGGACATCAGCGACTGAACGTGCTTCGCGACTTCGGAGTTGACGAGATTGACGCCTCTATCGTTCATATCGAGGACGAGGCAAAAGAAAAAGCACTCAACATCATGCTCAACAAGGTAAAGGGCAAATGGGACACCAAAAAGCTCGCCGATGTGCTGAAGGATATAGACGGGGAGTTTAATGCCCTTGACCTCGGATTTGAGGAGGGTGACATTGCAGAGTTCTTGAAAAATGACGAGGATATTACCGAGAGTGTAGACCGCAGCAAGGCTGAAGAAATGGACTCTAACTCCAAGGTTGGTACAGAGAAACTGGCAAGCACAATCGCCATCGCCGGTGTCCGTTTCAAAATATCAGCAGAAGAATACACATGGCTTGAGCAGGACCTTGTGGAAAAAGGGTTCTTTTCAGAAAAAGAAATAGGTGATGAACTTAAAAAAAGATTTTTAGCATATTTATGATACAGATGGTAGCGCTGGATAAAATCCATGCATCAACTTATAATCCCCGAAAGTCAGACCCTAAGCGACTTGACTTACTGGAGCTTTCCTTGCGGAAGCTCGGTTTCCTTTCCCCCATTGTCGTAGACCAAGGTGGCGAGATTATCTCTGGTCACCAGCGTAGCTTTGTTGCTGCGCGAATAGGGGTAAAGCGAGTGCCCGTCTTGATTATACCGAGAATGACACTTGATGAACGTAAAAGCCTCAACATCGTTTTCAACAGAGCGACCAATGACTTGAAGCGTTCTGACACTTGCAAGACCGTAACGGAATATGTGAGCAAGTTTGACATTGACACCATTGCAAAGGACTTGCCGGACCTTACTCCAGACACGCCGGAGTTCTATCCGTGTATGAACACAAAAAACGAGGACAGTTTTGAACTGCTGAAGAAAAACAGTAAAAAGATAAATCAGTATGCGACTACAATGTATGGCACGTTGTGTCGTAAAAAGATAGAGTTGCCAACGGTCATTGATGAAGATGATAATGTTGTAAACGGTATAGGGCGTGTCTGTTACTATGCGGAAAGAAAAATCCGTCCTATCCCCGTATGCCGCATATCCAACAAGCAGGCTTTATTTGCCAATCTCATGCTGAATTATCTTACAATGGACTTTGATATTCAGAACCGTTATGCAGATACTCTTCGACACAATTCGTTTATGCGTAGCCGCAATACCCGAGGAGGGGGGCTTGGTTGTGGCTTCTTCAAGGGTCTGTGGCCACGTTTGAAATGCGAGGAAACAATGATACTTGACGGCAAAAAGAAAGACGAGTGGACTGCTCGTTTTGGCACAAGCATCGTTGACTTTGGGGCTGGAAAACTCAACAACACTCGTATTCTCCGTGAAAGTGGTATCATGTGTTCTGCCTTTGAACCGTATTTCCTCGCGACAGGCGAAGTCATCAGCAAACAGGAAAGTCTGAAGATTGACCGCAAGTTCCTTGCGGAGATAGCCGACGGAAGAAAGTTCAGTACAATCTTCATTTCTTCAGTGTTCAACTCTGTGCCGTTCATGGCAGACCGAATGGCTATCGCCACGATTTGCTCCGCCCTATCCTCCCCAGAAACGATATGTGTATGTTGGACGCAGGGGGTGAACTGTGGTAATAACATCGGCATCAAGCGTGAGGACAAATGCAAGAACGCATCCAAACAGCTGACATTTAATGTGGATTATGAACCAAACGTGGTGCTTGGCGATTTCTCCGCATTACCAAAGGTGCAGAAATACCACACCAACAGTGAAATCTTTGATATCTTTAGCCCGGTGTATGGAGACATCTACCGTCTTGATCAGATAGACAACTTCGTGTATATGGAGTGTCGCGGCACAAGACTTGATGTGAACAACCCCGAGTACATGGAGCGCCTAAAGAAGGCCATTGAGTTCGAGTTCAATCTGCCTTACCCCGACGGCTCACATGCCGGGCTTGTAAAGGAGGCAAAAGATGCCTTTGGAAAACGCCTCGGAGTAACAATAGAATAAATGTCAATCACTTGCATATTTGATAAATTTTTCTTATCTTTGTATAGGTTAAAATAAACAATTTTGCAACAATGAAAGAAAAAATCATTTTATTAGATTTGAACTACACTTTGGTCGCCAACCAGCGCCAGACCCGCATGATACGACCTTTCTCTGCTCGACTGAAAGCGGAGGAGTACAGAAAAGACCTCATTGAGGTCATCAAGGACAATCGTGTGGTCATAATCACTGCCCGTCCGTCTTACCAGGGCTCCCAGACAATGGAGAACATCTTGCGTAAGACGGACTTGCGACCCGAAGAGGCGTATTTTAACGACCTCAATCTTGATCCGCCCTCAATCAAGGAAAGCATCCTCAAGCGTTTTGTGTTCCCAAAGTACGGAAACGATGGGAAACAATTCTTCGCAGTGGAGAGCAATCCGCGTACGAGGGCTATGTATGCCCGCTATGGTATTCCTGCGGAGCCGTATGACAGGTTCATTCAGCGGTTTCCGGATATAGCCAAGGACACGGGCAAAAGTCCAGTTCAGTACAGCTTATTTCCAGACTATGACGAATAATAAAAAATCAGACAAGAGCAAAGACCATTATGTTCCCACGAAACAATGGGAATTCAATAAAGAAGTGACTGATGTGTTCCCTGACATGCTGTCTCGTTCAATACCGGGCTATGACAGCATGAGGGAACTTGTCTATCGTATGGCTCGCAACTATGTGAAGGAGGGAACAAACGTTCTCGACATCGGTTGCTCAACAGGCTTATCATCAGAGCTGCTTATAAAAAACTTTGGTGCCAAGTGTAACTTTGTCCTTACGGACGTGAGTGAGCCGATGATAGCCAAATGTCGAGAGAAATACTCTAAGGAGATACAGGATGGATATGTCAATGTCAAGTACAGCGACCTAAGAGAAAAATTGCCGGTAAAAGGCTGTTCTCTTATCCTCTCCTGTCTTACAATTCAGTTCACTCCGATAGAGTATCGACAGTTCATCTTCAAGAACATTTACGAGTCTCTTGAACCTGGAGGCGCTCTAATTCTTGTTGAGAAGGTGATGGGCAACAGCGATGATATCGACAATGTGCTCATAAAAGAGTATTACGACATTAAGAAAGAGAACCAGTACACAGAGAAACAGATAAAGACGAAGCGCAGAAGTCTTGAAGGCTCCCTTGTGCCGCTCACTATCAACATGAACGAGCAATTGCTTAACATCAGCGGCTTCCGTAAGGTTGACACATTCTGGCGGTATCTCAATTTTGTGGCACTCATAGCAATAAAGGAGAAATAATCATGGCAGCAGAACGAGGAAATCAATATTACAAGCTTGCATTAGGCGCATTAGGGCGGCCTACGGCAATTAAAACAGCCGAGGAGTTTCAAGAGAAGTTCCTCGACTATGTTGCGTGGAGCGAGGAAAACCCCATCCTTTCCAAGAAAGCGTCTCGACGAGAAGGTGCAGTGGATGCCAATGGCGACAAAAAACCTGCAGAAACACGCATCGAATCGGAGTCGAAGCGCCGTCCTCTCTCCATGTATGGTTTGTGTGCCTACCTCGGCGTGAGTCGTAAGTGGTTCGAAATGCGGCTAAAAAATCTTGAAGACAAAGACGGTGAACGAACAGAAGAGGAAGAAGCTTTTTTTACCGCCATGACGCGTGCGAAGAGTATCATTGAAATGCAGCAGTATGATGGAGCCAGCGTTGGTGACTTCAATGCTACACTTACAATGAGAGCACTCGGTCTTGGAGACAAAGTGGATATGACCAGTGACGGAGAGGCTATCAAAGCCTCAATGCCAATCATTAACATAATGAGGGACGAACGTTGTGGAGATAGATGTGAAACTGAATGACAAGCAATTTGCGGCTTATGACATTCTTACAGATATGGGTAATGGCGTAACGGAGCTGCTTTATGGAGGTGGAGCTCGTGGTGGTAAAACCTGGCTCGGCTGCTTCTGGCAGATAACGAACCGCTTGAAATACCCGAAATCAGTTGGGATGATATGCCGTGAACAGCTCGTTCAGCTTCTTGATACCACGATGAAGACGTTCTTTGAGGTTGTTGACTTTCTCGGTTTAAGCGATCAAATTTATTTCAAAGGAGGCATGACGAATAGCGCATACTTCTCTAATGGCTCAATGATATTCTTCCGTTCGCTGCAAAAGAAACCAAGAGACCCAAACTTTGACCGCTTTGGTTCGTATGCTATAACCGACCTTTTCGTGGATGAAAGCCAACAGGTAGCGGAAAAGGCTATCAATGTGCTTCGCGGTCGTTTCTCTTTGCTTGAAGGATTAAACCCTGACGGAACGAAATGGAAGACGATACCCAAGGCTATGTATAGCTGTAACCCATCCAGAGGCTGGAACTACACGTTGTTCGTCAAGCCGGAAAAGGATGGAACAATGGCACCCTATCGGCGTTTCGTCAAGGCTCTTCCAAAAGATAATCCGTATGTGACACAAGATTACATCGACAACCTCTTGCGTTCAGATAAAATCACTGTACAGCGTCTGTATTACGGAAACTTCGAGTATGACGACGATCCTGCATCACTGATAGATTATGATGCTCTGATAGACATGTTCCACAATGAGCATGTGCAACCAGTTGGAGGTCGTAGCTGTTCTGCTGATATTGCAACTAAAGGCCGTGACAGGTTTGTGGCTGGCTCGTGGGTTGGCAATGTATGTACGATTGCTATCGACAAACAATACTCTCCGAGTAAGGAGGTGCAGGAGGACTTGAAGAAATTGCTTATCCGCGACAAAATACCTCGGTCGCTGACGGTAGTGGATGCCGACGGAGTAGGCTCTTTCCTGGAGTCCTATCTTGAGGGCATAAAAGAATTTCATGGTGGTTGGAAACCTCTTGACCCACGGTATCAGAATTTGCGTGCAGAGTGTTATTTCAAGTTGGCTGAACTTATCAATAACCGGCGATTACGCATCATCTGTACCGACGAGCAACGAGACCGAATAATAGATGAACTCGGAGCGTTAAAACAAGCTCATATTGACAATGATGTCGGGCGTAAAGATGTCATCAAGAAGGATGAATGGAAGACATTACTTGGTGGAAAATCTCCAGACTATTCTGACATGCTAATGATGGCAATGATATTTAGACGAAGTAAGTCTTCAGCAGGCGCACAAGTAAAAGTAAAAGTAAGAAAAGAACAGTAAAAAGAAATTATGACAATAAGAGAAAAAATCTTCCTTCGCATGAAGGAACTTGGTGTTAAGAACAGAGCTGTTTGTGTCGACCTCAATTTTAAGGAGCAGAATTTCTCTGCGTTTCTGAATGGTCGCCGCACGCTTCCGTATGATGACCTTGAGAAACTGTGCATGTATCTCGGTCTAACTCTTGAAAGCAAAGAAAAGGAGGAGTAATTATGATAGTCATTAAGAACAGCATTATACCAATCAAGGGCTTCAAAGCCCTGTTCTTCTTCGGTGTTCTGTTTGTACGGAACGACTTAAAGAAAGGCATCAGCTATGTGGACTTGAACCACGAACGCATCCATTCAAAGCAATGCATCGAACTCCTTGGCGTGTTCTTCTACCTTTGGTACATCATTGAGTTTCTGATACGTTTGCCTCTGTGTGATTTCGATACTCATACTGCCTACCGAAGCATCTGCTTTGAGCGAGAGGCGTATAAAAACCAGGAAGATTTGGAATATCCGAAAAAGCGCAAGCATTTTGCTTGGCTTAAATATGTAATTAACAAATAAACGAATAATATATATGTTCAGAGAGAAAATTAAGATGGCGATTGGAGCCAAGAACCTCCGAGTCTGCCAAGTGGCTACAGAATGTGGGATTGTAAGTACAAGCCTGTCATCGTACCTCAACGGCTCCCGAGGTTTGAAATACGACCAACTGGAGAAACTTGTGGCATATTTGGGGCTTACACTTAACCCCAAGAAGGCCTTTCGTTTCCATTCAGATTTCATCGAACAGCAGGAGGCAGAGCGTGAAGCTAAGATTGCTGCACGGCAAAACGAATGAACGGCATCGTTCAGTAAAACCTAAATGCAAATAAGATAATTATCGCTAATAATAGCTAAGTTTGTCCGATATGAAGAAGAACAAATCACGATACAAAAAGCATAATGGTGACGAGTGCTCCTATAAGGACTTTCTTGTAATGCTTCCATGCTGTGCCGAAAAGGTACAGAAGGATTTACTTGAAAGGCTAAATGCGCAGCCTCGCCCTTCTTTTCTTTGTGGCGTTGAGGTCCCTAAAAACCTCAATGCTTTGTCGTATGGCACGCTTGACGACTTGCGTAGTGCAACTGCTGCAGAAGATCCGATAAGCGAATGTGTGCGCATCCTCCTTGGTACAAGCTCAGTGGACCTGATGGACGCTGATGTAAACGATGTTTTTGGTTTTCTCTCGTTTGTCAAAGAAGAACTGGAGAGAATAAATAAGCTCTTCGGAGACATCAAGCAGACATATTCCAAAGAGGAAGAAGCTGCCGGTGTTCGTGATTTGGACTTTGGCAGTTTCGGTGTCCTTGACTGGTATGCAAGACGAATGGGCATCACCAACCAGAATGATGTGCGCGATGTTGCTTGGGTTCGTATCTACCAGTGTATGAAGAACGACAATATGCAATCCGAGTTTGAGAGAAGGCTTCACAAGCAGTATATGAACAATAACAAAGTTAGGAAGCGTTGACATGGGAAATACGGAATTAAAAGGTACAGCCAGATACGGAACCGTTGAACAGAAGATACGTTCCATCGTTGAAAGCCTGGAAGGTGTCGCCTATATGTTCAAGAACTGGTCACAAGCCAACGATGAGATAGACCACATAGATGGACCTACCATCATTTATGTTCTTCCTCCATCGGGAGACCTCGACTTTGACTACTCGCAGGTTCGTGATTATCCGCAGAGCCAGATTGCTTTTGTAGCCTCAACGGAGTTCGACTTTGAGGGAGAGGAGAATGACAATATCATCGAGCAGATGAAGCGCTTGTGCATCCGCTTCGTGAAGAGTCTTAATGAGAGTGGTCTGTTCGAGCAGATAGAAGGTAGGCTGTCTTACCGTGTGCTGTATGACTACTTCGACCAAAATGTGACAGGCATCGTTATCACGCCACCTCTCATCGAGGAGGAAGGTGTTATCATTTGTACTGACGAACATCGTTCTGAGGACGAGAGTGAAGGAGAATAGCCTATGGCAGCAGCGAGTATTCAAGACATCATCAAGCAGCACCTTGAAGCTGTCAAGACGGGTATTATACAGCATATGTCACAGCAGGGACGTATAGCAAGTGGAAGGTCTGTTGCTTCTTTGGAGGTTAATGTAAACGCCAATGGTGGTTATCTTGAGGGTGCAAGCAGTTTCCTTACAATGGAAAGAGGCCGAGGACCGGGTAACGTTCCGAGAAACTTCACGAGCATCATCCGTGACTGGATTGTTGCCAAGGGTATCTCGTATCAAAACCTCATACCAAAGAACGGCACACCCGAACAGGGGCTGACTCGCCTAAGCGGTGCTATAGCCTACTCTATAATGAAGAATGGAACGAAGCTCTATCGTGATAAAGGTTATAACGATATCTTCGATACAGTCCTCAGGGAGGAGCTTGAAAAGATAGCAACAGAGTCCGCTGGCGTTTTCGATATGGAAATAGACAAGATACATCAAGACAACGAAAATACATAAAGCAATGCGAACAGAAAGAATATCATATACGGTAAATGGAATGGAGAGGTCTGGAACAGTAAAATATCCAGACCTTTGGTGTTTTGCGTTTAATCCCAATTACATCGAAATAGACCTTAATGACGAATCAGCAAACAACGTGCTTACTGTTTCGTTACAATCGGATAGCGGTAATTACACCCTAAACGCCTCATTGTTCCATGGCAAAGCGTCAGTGTATATCTCCAAGACTCTGCAGTTGCTCATTGGTAAGCCGGAGAAAGTAAGGTCAGCCACCGTCTATATATCATTGAACGATGGCGATGTAAAAATGCTTGCAAGTGACCTTACGCTAAACGCAGTTTGGGGAAGTGTGAAGATTGGCGAGCAATTTGGCAAGTACGGAGCGTTCAAGTGGAACGGCAAAGACCTTAGCCATATCCGTAATGTCGTATGGTTTAGGAACTTCCCTTTCTACGTTTCCATGTTTCGCGCCGAAAGCGGAGAACTAACCTCAGCCAAATTTGACGGTAACGAAGCGGACGCTAATGCCCAGATATTCAGATACAGAATAGACAAGGTTGTGACCGGTGATCTGCCGACATTTCCTGCCTATTCTAAAGTACTAACAGACCCATTTATTGTTCTGAACAAAGAGCATGGTGTTGTTTATGCTTTAGAGAATAGTCTTAGCACAATGGCTTATGATTCATGGGCTTCAAATAGTGGAGGACGTTGGGACTATGTAAATGCTGACGGCACCATACGGACAAACACAGAGTTTTCCTATAACGAAGAAATTGTCAGATGGAACGATGATACAAAAGAGCTCGAAACATCGTTGATTGGTAACGCCAAAACAGACGGTATTTTTGACCTCAACCCTGCTATCTCTTTCCCTAATGCGATAAGGACTGCCCAATATAATATTTGCCTTGAGAAAGTAACAAGTGGAATATTCGATATGAATTTCAACTTTGCCTTTCCGGACATGGCGAAGATTGTGAATGAAACGGTGAATATGCGAATTTGCAATGACAAGGATGGTTTATACATACGCTGGATAGACCGTTTCGGCTTTCTGCAGTTCTACTTATTCCGTGAAGGGAAGGCTACGGTAAAGACCAAACCTTCATCAGACACGCTTCAAGTTGAGCGAGAATTCGGAGGAATGTTTTTTGGGGGTATGGAGCGAGCTGCAGAGATAACAAGCGAAGAGACCATCAAGTGCTGTGCAGTCAATCTTCCAAAGGACATCCTGGAATATGTCAAGACAATCGTCAGTGCCCCAATCGTTGATTTGTATCTCGGCAAGAACAAAGGCGGCACGGAATTGTGGCTCCCAATAAGCGTAAGCAGCGGAAGTTACTCTACGGATCCAAAGACCATGTTGTCCGATTATGAAATCACTATCGGAAAAACAGACAACTCAAGCCAAACACTATAGTTATGATAAAAGAAGAGCTTTACATAATCAAAGATGGGGAGAAGTACAATCTCGACCTACCCACACCCTCAGGTATTACATTGAAGTGGGTCAGCAATCTATTCTCAGACATATCCAAGCTGACGTGTTCCTATTCATATACGTTCAAGCTGCCTATGACTGCAAACAACCGCAGAGTGTTGAATATTGCTGACGACATTCGCCATTCTTCAGTATTTGCAAGAATATCCGTTGATGCAGAATTTTACATCAACGGTGTATGCTTGTGTCCCAATGCCAATCTTCATGTGTCGGAGATTGGTGCTTCTTCATTTTCGTGCGTAATGACTTGGCGAGTACTCAAAGCGTTTGAGAAGATGAAGAGTGATTCTATAAATCTTAACGAACTACCATCAATAGGTACGTTCGTATGGAAAACAGGTGATGATAGTCTTGTGTATGGGTTCCCGACCCATGCCCACACCAACATGGAGGATGTGCTTTATCCCAATTATGATGCAGGAATTGCATACGAGGAAGGTACGCCACCGAAGCCAGTTGTACCAGTTTATCGTCTGGTGCAACTTATCAACGATTACTATGGAGTCAAGTTTATGCTTGGTCGAGAACTGGCAGAGGGAATGGGACTTCTGCCTAAAGCTAACTTCAACAACAAAAGGTACTATGGCAAGAATGTGTACGATGATTACTTGACTTATGGAGTATTGCCAATTACAGGCATAGGTGTGAGTAGTGGAACACAAAATAAGTTTACTATTGCGAACGTAGAAGGAAAGTCCATTTATGATAATACGATTGATGTTGGCAGCAAAGAATACAGGGCAAGTTGGCAAAGCTGGGTCGTTACCTCAACTAACCAAGGAACAAAGGACAGTATAAGAAGCGTTGTTTATGAGAAAGACAGTGATTTGAGTAATTGGCACAGATATGCAGACATAATGGGAATTTCTTTCAATGGGAATAAATATATTCAATCAACCGTCTGTGAAATATCCAGCGAAACGACATCTGTGAACGAAGAAACAAGTAAGCATCTATATGGTAAAGGAGGTGGACAAACATCTGGCGGAGTCCATTTGTGGACGCATTGGGAAATTTATGCTTGTACGGGAGTTTTGAAAGACAGCTTTACTTTGCAAAAGGTAGTCAAAGGCGGTAATTTTAAAAGTCGCTATCTCTTTCGCTGTCTTATCGACAGTGAACTGCGTGGAGAGGCAGAAGTGTGTGTTTCCAAAGAGGACATAAAAGCTAAGAAAGCAGAGGCAAAAGATTACTGGTGGATATATCTGCTGCAAGTCAAGCAAGGTGAGAACGATGAAGATGCCAGCGTAGACGTGTATTCGGAGGAATCCGAGGATTGGATGGGGCTGCGCTCTATCTCTCGTGAGGAAACTGACACAGAATATATTTACAAGTTCGACTTCGGCGTCAAGTATGATGTCCGTAAGCTCTCTATTGACGCTGCAGACGATGATGAGGTCGGTCTATGTTTTTGGAGCGGAAGTTACGAAGAAGGTTGGGCAACGAAAGACGCTGACAGCAAAGTGACAGGTACTGGTACGAAATACACCAATACAGCAACATTCTCATATTTGAGAGTTGCAAGCATAACGCCGATAGTTCAGTTCGACGGACTGCCTGCAGAAATGGGCATCATTGAAAACTTGCCCGACATATCTTGCTTTGATTTTCTTAAAAACTTGTTTTACTTAAATGGCGCTTTACCGCGTGTAGAGAAAGACGGAGTAACTATCACCGCAATGTATTACAACCAGCTACGCGACAGGGTCGTCAATGGGGATAGTCTTGACTGGTCAAAGAAACTGCTTTCTGGAGTAAACAAAAATCCAACGTCGGCAAAAACATATAACTCAAACTTCGGTCGAGAGAATTATTTCCTCATGGCAACATCAGAAAAAGACAAGACCGACGAAGAAAAACTTGAAGAGGTTGAGCTGTATGGTAAAGGTTACGGCCAAATAGACATCGATGACAAACGGCTTGACGAGGAGAAAAATGCGTTCACATCATGCTTTTATCCTGGCTTGCGACAGGATTTGGCATACCCAAATTTGCTGACTGGCCGAACTGTCAAAGTGTGGAATGGCGAGAAACAGGTGCAGTCCGATGTAAACCCAATCTATGGATTTGTGAATTACAGGGTCTTGAACTCAACATATGAGGATGTTTCAAACGCATTCTCACGTCCTATGTTGAAAACGTATGGTGTGGATTTCAAGCATATCCGCATGGATGCTTTCGAACCGTTTGATAATATGGACGAGTTTTACGGCTACCTGAAGTCTATCCTCACTGATTATGTCATCATCAAGGAAAAGTTCAACCTCAACGAGTTTGACTTGATGAACTTCGACGAGTCTGTGCCGGTGTATCTACAGAAATATAACTGTTGCTTTGCCGTCAGCACGATACAACGAGACAAAAACGGCATCAGTACGGTGGAGCTTGTCAAACTTCCCTATGTAGTTCCCAACTACGCAGACCCAGAGAAAACAGACATGGACAAAGTAAGCTATCAATATGTACTGAAGTCATCCGTAATAGGTTTTGAGTTATCGCTTATCCGTGACTATACATCTAATAGATGCCCTATTTGCTATGAGTATTTTGTGAATAACCAGCATAAAGTATGGAGCACGACTTATAACATTCTCAACATCCCAGATGTAAAAGGGGATGGTAATGGGCCTGCTGCATATATTTCTCGCTACGTTTACCCTTACGAGATAGACAGACTCAAAGGAGATAGTTATACGCTTGAGTTTACAGTTCCAAAAGTTGTAAGATATGCCATATCTAAGAATATCGGCATCGATACGGAGTACACAAAGGAATTAACCGTTGCCATTCGTGTGTATTATGACGATGTAAAGTGTGAAGTAGGTACGCATAAGCTGGTTTTTACACGCAATGATTTTGGAAAGCATCATGTGTTCAAGTTTATCTATGACATTTACAATGTGGAAGGCGAACTTGTAGAGCAAGTACGGAAGAAACTGTATTATTTTGTGTCAAAACTGAACGAGTCTGTCATTTCCGATGACTTCGGAGACACCCATGAGGAGGATGATAAGCCTTTTGTGCCTTATGTCGAGATAGAAAGTGGCTCGGTTTATGCCAGCGGAATGATTGACTTGGAGGTTGGAGGGCAAGTCGTTGGCATAATGCAAGAGTCAAATGGAGAAACGAAGATAACCTCCTCCAACGTATTCGCTTTGTTCTGGTCGGAGAAAGTTGCTCCTTACTCCCATGATGCAAGTTTGTGGGACACGGATAGTTATCATCTGTTCGTGGACGTGATAAATAACGTAAAGCTGATAAAGCACGACACACCCATATCCACAGTAGATGAAGAATGCTCTTTTGAGTACCATTTCTATTTTGACGGAGAGGAGGTTAAAACTGCTTACAATGATCCTACCAACAATGTATCGATAGCAACATTCTCAAAGGAAAACATAGCCGACACTCATATGCTAAGGTTTGTGTATTCCATTAGAGACAGTAGCGGAAACGTGATTAAGTCAGAAGATTTGACACAGACATTCTGCGTCCTTGGCTTTGCAGAGAAGAAGGAAAACATAACAACTGAACTTCTGTTTGGATTTGCCATAGACCTTAAAATGCCAGCGTACGGACTGGCTAACACGAGATATAAAAAGAATGGGGCTATGTATGTCAATGACAGCGTAAACCTTGGTGAAGGACGAAAGCTAATAATCGAAGATGGCGTTACAGATGTAGGCCCGAACCTTGTGAATGGCTCATGGGAAACTAATAGCTATGGAGTATTCTCTGTAGACCAAAGCGGAACGGGCGCTTTGCAGGTAAAAACAACAGGTAAAGTAACAAAGGGTGAACTCGTCATGGAAACATGGGAGAAAACATCACTGGCACGAGTGTACTGGGACGGGAAACAGGTCGGCGTACTAAGCGAGGTGATGACAAAAAACGGTTACACGGACGAAACTCATTCGTTGAAAATAGAATACGATGTAGTAGACAAGAAGGGGGCGGTGACAGAAACGAAAACATTGAATGTTACTTATCACTCCACCTGCTATTTCTGCTAAATTGCAAATAAGTAAATACACAAAATATGGCAACAAGTCAAGACACAAAGGTCAAGATTGTAGATATACAAGTCAAGTACCAGGAGGCTGTTGATGCAATGGCAAAGTATCGGGCTGCGATAGACGAAGCCAGAGCGCAAATGAAAGCCTTGAAAAAAGACCTCAAGGACGGCAAAATCACTCAGGCTGAATACGACAAGCAGTCTGAGGCAAGCCGTGTTTTCATGAAGCAGCAGGGCGATGCTATCAATACGCTTAGCCGTCAAGTACAGAACCAGATAAAGGTGCAGAAGGAGAATGAGGGTTCGCTGAAGCAGCTGCGAGCAGAACTCTCAAATGCTACCGCAGCCTATGATGCCATGTCAAGGGCTGAACGAGAAAGCGCCAAAGGCCAAGAATTGAAGAACCACATCGTTCAGATTACCAACGAACTGAAAGGTGCCGAGGAGGGAACGCTGCGGTTCTATCGAAATGTTGGTAACTATCCAACCTCTGTTACAACGGCTCTTGGAAGCATCAAGAGCAAGTTCATGGAAGTTGGCTCAACCATCGCCGGTATTGTTACTGGCGGTGGAATTATGGCATTTGGTCAAAAGATAATCCAAGTAGGTAGAGACTTTAATGACGGAATGGCTCGTGTTCATGCTGTTACACAGGCAGGCGCAGATGACATGAAAATGATGTCAGACGAGGCAAAACGCCTTGGAGCGACAACTGCATATACAGCAGCTGAATCGGCAGGAGCGTTGGAGAACCTTACCCGAAACGGTCTAAATGCTGCTCAAGCCACAAATGCTTTGTCGCCGACCTTGCAGTTTGCCCAAGCCAATACGATTGGTCTTGCAGAAGCAGCCGACATTATGACTAATGTAAGCAATGGTTTTAATATGGGTGTAGAAGGTATGGCGCATGTGAGCGACTCGCTTTCCTATACAGCGTCACATTCTGCCACAAACGTAAGCCAGTTGGCGGAAGCATTGAAAAATGCGGCTCCATTCGGTCATGCCCTTGGTCAGCCTATCGAGGAGGTAAACTCTGCCCTTGGTGTTCTTGCTGATGTCGGCATCAAGGGATCTGATGCAGGCTCTGCTCTCCGTATGGTAATGCTTGGACTTGCCACATCAACAGCAAAGCAGCAAAAGGTATTCGAGAAGTACGGAATAAGCATTGACCAGCAGTCTTTGAAAACGGACGGTCTTACAAAGACCCTTGAGAAACTCCGTGACTCCGGTATAATGAGTTCCGCATCGTCGGCTAATGACCTTGCTGATGTCTTTGGTCGTCGTGTGTCTCCACAAGCAATGGCTCTTCTCAACAACATCGATGCTCTCCAAACGAAGCTCGGAGGTCTGCAAGAGGCACAAGGTACTACTGGAGATATGTTTGAGGTATCTATGAGTACAGTCACCCAAGAAATAAAAGGCTTGCAATCCGCATGGGAGGCATTTCTGCTTTCTATCTATGATAGTAATTCGGATGCCCTTGTCGCTCCACTGCAAGCACTCCGTGAACTCGTCAATTTTGTGCGTGAGCATTTTGGCGACATTGCGCAGATTATAGCAAGTGTGATAGCAGGCATCTCGTTTGCAAAGCTCATCAGTATGGGTGTCACGGCTTTTACGCAAATGCGAGACTCTGCCGTAAGTAATGCACAAGCAGCTACACAACAAGTGCAGGTTTGTCAGAACAACGAGATAGCATTACGCAGACAGACCGCTTCTCTTACGAAGCAATTAGAGAGTGCTTCTGCGGTAGAGCGCGAACGCATAGAAACGCAACTTGTAGCAAAGAAGCGTGAGCTTGCCAATGCGGAGAAGATGACGCAGAAAGCGAAAACAACAGAGATAACGCTATGGGAACGAGCCTCAGCATTGCAGACCGGAAGTGCGTGGCAACAGGCTTTTACCGTTGCAAAGATAGGAGTGGCGAGCTTTGTTGCAACCGCCAAAGCAGCCTTCAAAGGATTTATTGTAACGGCTATACTTAGCCTCGCTTTTGAACTTCTGGTGAAGCTGTATGGCAAGATGAAGGAGGGAAAAGGCATCTTTGGCTCAATAGCATCATGGGCTGGCAGTGCTTTCCGTACTATCGGGGCGTGGATAGTGCGCATCATAAACTATTTCATTGACCTATACAATGAAAGCGCATTGGTCCGTGGAGCCGTACAGTTGGTTGCCTTGCAGTTCAAAAACCTTTGGGAAGGAGTCAAGCTAATCTTCAATCTCATAATTGACGGAGTAAAGTCTGTTGGGCGTTCATTGAGCGGTCTTGGAAGTATCATAAAAGGTGTTGTCACTTTATCCTGGAGCGATATAAAAGCAGGCTTTGGCGAAATTATCGGCAACTTTGGCGCTACAATCAAAGAGGGTCTTGGCGACTTTAAGAACTTTGGAAAGAACGTAGCTAACAACGTTATCGATGCTTACAATAATACAGTCAAAGGAGCCAAGATTGTACATTTGAGTATCCCTGGTGGTGGGGGAAAGACTACAGCCCCAACTCCTGCAAAAGGTGGGAACGGAAATTGGAAGCCCCAAACTAATGAGAGTGAAGCCACAACTCCTGACGCAAATGGCGATGGAAATGGTAAGGGTGATGGCAAGAAAACCACAAAAATCACAAAGGAGGACCGTGCCAGAGTCAAGGCTGCCCAGGAAGAAGCCAAACTCGTAGCAGAAGCCGAGAAGGCAATGCTTGACCTGCTCGGTGAGTGTGCCGAGAAGAGAAAAGCCCTTCTCGAGAACCAGTACAATGGTGAGATTAACAAGCTGAAAGCTAAACTCGCCACCGACAAGACCCTTACGGAGAATTCCAAGGAAGCTATTAGGCAGATTATAGTTGCCAAAGAAAAGAAACTCCAAGAGGAACTTGATAAACTTGATGATGATAACATCAAGCGTAAGATTAGCGAACAGCAAAAGCAAATAGAGTCGCGTCTGTCTATCGTGAAGAAAGGCTCCGAAGAGGAATTAAACCTGAAGCTGGAGCAGAACCGAAAGAAAGCTGACCTTGACATTCTCGCTCTTAAGCAAGAGGAGGATGCCGCCCAAAAAGGCGCTGCAACAGCTTTGATGTATCGCCAGAAAGTTCTTGCGGAGTTGGAGCAGTCCGGAACGGCTACGGAGGAGCAGCTTGCACAAGCCACAGCATCGGTTGAGTATGCACAATCAGAAATCACACGCATCAGCTCAGATTATGCAGAACGGCGTGCAAATAGACTGGAGCAGTCTTGGCAGCAAGAAGACCAGTTGCGCCAAGCTCACAATCAATTTATGCTTGAACAGCGACAGCTTGCTCTGCAGAACGAAATGACGATGGTTGAGCAGTTCCAGGCAGAAGAGCTTACAAGCATAAACGACAACTGGAACAACAAGCAGACCTTGGAACAGTATATGCAAGAGTACGACATTAATGCCGTTACCGACCTTGAAATGCGTAAACTGCAAATACAGCAGGAAATGGCAGAACAAAGACTGCAATTCATACAAGACCAAGGGCAGCTTGAAACAGAGACCGAAGAGCAGTACAGCAAACGTGTCATTGACGCCAAGAAAGCTGTGTCAGACGCGAAGATTGCGCTCAACAAGGCATCGCTGAAGAACGAGCAAGCCTATGCAAAGGCTATGGGTAATGTGGGTGACAGCATCATTTCTCTCATGGATGCCATAGGTGAGAGCGACAAGAATTTTGCGAAGCTAAGCAAGATTATTACGCTGTTCAAGATTACTGTTGACACGGGTAAGGCCATATCTGCAGGTGTCGCAAACGCCATGGAGCTCCCATATCCAGCCAACCTTGCAGCCGTAGCGACAACCGTAGCGACAGTCCTTTCCAATATTGCTACCGCAGTATCAACGGTTAAGTCTGCCAATTTTGCAGAAGGTGGTAAGGTCAATGGTCCTGGAACTGGTACGAGTGACTCTATCCCGGCTAACCTCTCTAATGGAGAGTTTGTGATGACAGCAAAAGCTACGAAGATATTTGAGCCTCTGCTTACAGTGATGAACTCCATCGGTGCCGGTGTGCCAATCAGCATGAATGGTGCTTATGAGAGAGTCGAAAGTGCAGAGTCGCTGACGGATTCATTTGCTGAAGCTGCTCGAGAGATAAAGCCTATTGTTTCCGTTGTGGAAATAACAGAAGCGCAAGACAGAATAAAGATGATAGAAAACTTAGACAACTTTTAGAAATGACAAGATACGAGATTATCAAAATGAATGAGCAGCTGTTTCGTCTGCTCAATGACAATGGCATAGATACGAAAGACCTTAACTATCTTCCTATGGTAGAAGAATTTCGTAAGATGAAGTCAAAGAAACACAAGGTAAACTACATCGTTGCCTACTTGAGCAACAAGTATGGTATTACCGAGCGTGGCATTTACAAGATTGTTAAACGTTTTGGAGAAAGAGTAAAAGTATGAAGTACTACAACAAGATAACAGAAAGCAAGCTTTATAACGAGAACAATGAAGATGTGCTGTGTAATCTCCCAGCATATAGCTTTTCGGTGATGATTACTGACCCTCCTTACAACTTCACAAAGTCAAACTGCCGTAAGATGTATAAGGAAGGCTCGAAGAAGCTGATAGCAAAGTCGGGGTTGTACGACTACGACAGCGACCTTTGTCGTATTGGTGTGAAGTTTGGCGATAAAGAGATAAATGCCTTTCTCGACCAGATACCTCGCCTGATGATAAAGATGAACGCTTTTATTTTCTGTGCAGAAGCACAACTTGCAGCGTATATTGCGTGGGCAGAACGTCACGGATATAAGTTTGCCATCCTCCTTTGGGAGAAGCCGCTGAATATCATCAGCAAGAAGCGTTTCTCACAGAACGTTGAGTTCATCATCCGCATATACGAGCAGGGAACGGCACTGAACAATCTTGACGAGAACGAGCTTTATAACCGCGTGTTCCATAGTCGGGTTGTAACCAAGAAGGAGCATCCTACGCAGAAGCCGACCGAGATATTTGAACGTATCATCAGGCTCACAACTAAGGAGGGCGATGCAGTTCTCGATCCGTTCCTTGGCTCCGGAACTACCGCCGTTGCCGCTGAAAGACTCAATCGAATATATGTAGGTATAGAAAAAGACAAACGGTTCTACAGCGTTGCCGAGAACCGTTTGAAACATATCGCCAAAGAACAATCCTTGTTCTAAGGCTTTAATTAGGGAATATGCCATTAATGATGATGCTGAAGGCCTCATCGTCACGAGTTATGGTGTATTCCCTTTTTCCATCGCGAGAGTTATCAGCCTCAACGCCTTGAGCGCAGAATATTACTGAATCTACAAAATCCTTGATGTTATAGAGGTCAAGCGGTTTAATCTGTGTTTTGTAATCACGCTCTATCGCTGTTTGTAATAGGCTATAGTCCTTTTGTTTGATGACGCGACTGTCACAGTCGGTCCTACCAACCTTAGTGGTGCATTTATCGTCGTTTTCATTCTTACAAGTGTATAAACCTATAGCGGTGTATTCTTCCGAGTAGAATTTATAACCCAAGTGGAACAATCCATTTTGTGGAATATTGCTAAGCCCCTTTGAAGCCTCAGCCGGATAAATGCCAATAGGCTCCGAGAGTGTCACTTTAATGTAAGCTGTAGCTCCTTGCTTCATCCCTGCAGTAGTCCATTCTATACAACCATTTTTATCGAAACGCAAAGTGTCTCTGTTCATCAAGATAACTCCTGTGCTATCATCGATTATGACATACTTGCTTGTCTGCTTTTCAGTTCTCGATGAATTTTGAGTTTCGCTTGACTCTCGTTCTCCAAACGCGAGTACGAGAATAGAAGATAATACGAGCCACAGAACAAAGAAACATATTCTCTTGAAAGTATTGCTCTTGTCTTTAAGGAAAGATACTTTGTTGAAAACCTGTGCGTTAGGCTTGATAAAAGCCATCACAAAAAGAATGAATAGTAAACCGGTAATTGCTTCCATATAATTAATGTTTAAGTAAATTATGGGCAAAAGTAATCATTTTAATCCAAACAAAGCCATTATACCAGGCTGAAACATGAAAGGACGAAAAATATTTTCTTATACGAGAGGGGCTCTATGAAGAAAAACTTGCAAATAAGATAAACCTTTCTTATTGAAAACTTGCATATATGATAATAAATCACTATCTTTGCATTAGCAAATAAGATAAAAAAGTAATCACTTAAAGTTCTAAACATTATGGCAATAATAACAAAGGCATTCAAGTCAGCAACCGAACTGAAGAAGGATATGCTTGACACTGCAATGAAGGTTATGGAGGGTTTCTATTCTGATATTATCTATGACCTTGAAAAGGTGGACGACCTCGCAAAGAGAAAGCGTGACGGACATTTCTACTGGGCTGTGCGTAAGACAGGAACCCACACACGCAGCACCGATAAGGAGCTTGAAGAGCTTAAGCAAAACTGGGGCGAAAGCATCGTCTTTACGGCACTTGTTGGCAGAAGCATCAAGGAGGACACTTTTGAAATCGTTTACCAAAACAAGGAGGAGGAAAAAAAATGGCAACTAAGATTTATCATTACCCGATAGTTGATTGCGAGCACGAAGGGGATATTCGTTCTGCAGCGTATGAAGTTACAAAAGCCGGAGGTGAAGTTCTTGACACCTATTGGGATGGTGAGGATTGTGGAGACGCTTATGTCTCCTTTACCGCTCCTGCTGATAAAATTGATGCTGTCTGTGATGAGCTTGGGTACGACACAGACGAGCTTTATAGATACACCAAGAAATAGTAAAACCTAAAAAAACAAAGATATGGGACAATTTAGTTGGTTCACAATGGATACGCATCATCGCATAGTGAATGGCGAGGAGCATACTGTTTACCTTGTTGACGACAAGGGTAATAAGTGGAAGGAGGAACGCTACGAGGGCTACGGAGTGTTCGGCGGCAAGGATTTTTATGAGTTACTTGCCGAAATGAACGGGTACAGCCACAAAGACTATGAGAACGGTAGTGGCGTTATCTCTTGCCCTGATGGACGTAAGGTTGGAACGGACCGCGTGACGGACGATATAAGGCATGTTGGCATAGAGCTCGCCTTTGGAATTGATGGTGACTTTAATTCCAAATATCCGGAAGGCAACAATCCTAACATCAAATGGCCTGCACTTACAGAAAGTGGAGAGTATATAATTGGCATCCCAGAAGCAGATCCTGTCCAGGGATTTGAGGATGTTTGGGAAGAAAGCGGAGAGGATGAAGAAAATGACTGGTGTTTTGACGACGAGGAGGATGATTATGAGTAACGAAAACAGCTTTGCGTACAACTGTCGTGAGTTCGCCCAAATGCGTAACGTTGAAGTTCTTCCGTGGGAAGAGCAAGGTGGTAGATTGTTCCGCCAGTCCATCAATCAGAATTGGATAGACGACTTTGGAATAATGAACCAAGTCATTAGCCTCAACAAGTGGCTGAAAGACCATGGCAAGATGCCGCTCTCTTTTAAGGTCGTCACGCAGGAGTGGTGGGATGTTAAAGACGGCAAACCGTTCGAGCTATGCAAGCGAAACCGGATTATCAGCATTGAAACCCCATATCTTGCAAGCCTTAACGGCGAGATAAACGAGCATACGCTTCTCATTCTTGTCAAAGGCTTGCTGCAAACACTAAAGGAGGTATGTGCATGAAAAACAAAAGACAATCTGAGGTCTTTGTCGTATTCAAGACCGATGCACACATGTCCGTATGCAGCTATAAACTTATGGGAGTTTTTGGCACCCTTGACAAAGCTGTTCATGCAGTGATGACAAGGGGAGAGTTTGATACAGACTGGATGGAAGAGCAAGACAGCGATGTCTATGAGTATATCCGCGACTATTTGAAAGAACACATGCAGACACCACTCACTGGAGAAATCAACTATGTGGTCAAAGAGGGCAACTTAAACGAATGGGAGGAATTGTCGTGATAGTGCGAAACGCTTGCAAATAAGATAAATAATACTTGCTAAAAACTTGCATATTTGATAAATTATCACTATCTTTGTAGTGCAAATAAGATAAATAATCACTTAAAGCTCTAAACATTATGGAGAAATCAAAAGTAAATAACAAGGTTCAAGAACTGGTAAGGAAATTTCGCCAGTTGTATTCCTACATTTCGTGCGAGGTATCAGTTCTGGAAAAAGCAGCAACTACAGTTACTGACTTTCCGGAGGATGTAGCGTTGGACTTAATGCAGGACCACATATTGTCGCAAGGGCTGGCTGATGAAGTCGTTTAATGAGGAGGTCTGTGTATGAAAAAGGCAATATTGTACCTTGACGGAGGGTTCCGTGTCCCTGTGGACATTATAAATTACCCCCCCCGGAAGGAAAATGAGACTTGGGAAGAGTTTGAAAAGCGCATAGCAGATACATTCCGCAAAGCGCAGCCGAACATGGTGCACAAAATTGTGGGTATTCATATTTTTAGGAATTAAAGTTATGGATGAAGAATTATTAAAAGCTATAGAAGCAGAAGGCTGGTCTGTACATCCTTCAATCCAAGATGGGAAGCATATTGTGGACATTGCTGTATTCAGTCCTGCAGGCGAGGATTTCTGTCCCACCATTTGGTATGGCGATGGTTCTGCACAAGAGTTTGTTGAAGAACTCGGGGAATACATAGATGGCTATGATGTGGACGAAGAAACTTATTTGTGGCTCGGTCCAGATGGTCATGGCAAGAATGGCGCTCCATATCACATCAAAGACCTTCTGGCAGACAAAGAATGGTGTCTCTGTAAAATGAAAGCTCTTCATGAGAAGCTAAAGAATAGGTTTATAAACTAACATAAAAAACGTAATTATGAAAAAGAAAGTAGTGAACATCGCGCTTGACTTGGAGACATTGTCAAGACGTTCTACGGCTGCTATCATCGGTATTGCAGCCAAAGCGTTCAGCCTTGGTGAGAGTAAGGTTACTGGAGAGAAGACGGAGTTCTTCAGGGCTGTTGATGGTACATCGTGTGCGATGTACGGCTTTGACATCGACCAAGCGACAGTAGATTGGTGGAGTAAGAAGCCCGAAGAGGCGAAGGAACAATTCTCGTACACTTCAAACGTGAAATACGTACTCATGTACCTGACGGACTTCATCAAAGAAGTAAAAGCTGAGAATGGTGCGGACGAAGTGGTCATTTGGTGTCAAGGAACAGATTTTGACATTTCTATCCTTCGCAACGCTTACGTTGTTGTCAATAAGGACAGAGAAGAGAAAAATTTACCATGGAAGTATCTCAATGTCCGTGACAGCCGCACGTTCATCTATGAAGGTGTCCGCCTTATAGACCCTACTGTTGAGGATCCGTATTCTATCATCCCTCATTCTGATGGTTGGGTGGAGCATGACGCAATGTCTGATTGTCGCCAGCTCATACACAACGTAACCTGGGTGAACGACAAAATCAGCGAGCTGCTGACTGCTAACAAGTCAAAAGAAAATGCCGATGAAACAGCCGAGCAAGTTTAAAGGCAAGGCGATATATGAGCCCAGTGGTGCAGCTTACGAGTACTGCCACTGGGCTTGTAACTTATACAATGGTTGCAGCAATACTTGCAGCTATTGCTATAATCGCCATGGGATTACGTCCGCAATACTTGGTGTTGAAACGGTGTCATTGAAGAAGAGCCTCATCGATGAGAAGACGGCGTTTGCCATTTTCGAGAAAGAACTTGTTCAAGCGAAAAAGCTGATGAAGCCTACCGACTCGCTCTTCTTTTCGTTTGTCAGTGACCCAATGTTGCCAGAGACGCGTGACCTTACCACGATGTGCGTGGAGCATGCCCTTGAAGAAGGTGTGAAGGTGCAGGTGCTTACCAAGTGCACGGACTGGGTGTTTCTCCCTCGCTACACGAAAGAATTGCAACTTTTTGCTGACAGCATAGCAATAGGCTTTACCCTTACCGGCATGGAGTCAATGGAAAGCTATTGCCGAAACAACACAGCCCAACGCATCAAGGCTATGGAGAAGCTGAAAAAACTCGGCATCAAGACATTTGCCAGTATTGAACCGGTTGTTGATATAAACAAGGCTGTGAATGTTGTACGGAAAGCGAAGCCATATTGTGATTTCTTCAAGGTAGGACTCGTTACCAAAATGGGAGTTAAATTCTCCAAGGAGCAGGTTGAGGAGCTTGTGGCCAAGGTTCAATTCTATGTAGGAGGTGAGACGCCTATCTATTGGAAAAAGAGCATCCGCGATATTGTCGGTGACAAGCTTGTTGACTCTTGGGAAAACTCCGTACCATCCGACTACGATTTGTTTAACCCTGTAACAACAAAACGATGACACAGAAGCAAAAGAACATACTTGGAAATGCGTGGCGAATAGCGCTTATCGTTGCCATTTTAGCGATGGCTATATATGGAGCTGTCAATGGCAAGACAAAGATGTGCCACTCATGTTACCGCAACTTTCGTGAAACATACTTGCCAGACACAACCAAGGTTTGCCCATTCTGTGGGTACAAGTTTGTCAATGTCGAAAGCGTCCATAAGTGACAACCTAACTACTTGATATTCAGTGAAATAAATTTGCAAATAAGATAAACTTTTCTTGTTAAATACTTGCATATTTGATAACTTTTGATTATCTTTGCATTAGCAAATAAGATAAAAAGGTAATCACTTAAAATTCTAAACATTATGGCAAGTTCAGCAAATAACAATTCAGTGAGAATTAACAAGAGTATGGTAATGAAGGCTGCTTGGGAGACGCTTCGCAGACACAAGGCGATGAGCTTCTCTGAAGCCCTCCGCAAAGCATGGCACGCTTACAAGCTCAAGGCTCAGATGGCTCTTGGAGTTGTTCGCTTTGTGTTCAGAAAGACCAATGGCGAACTCAGAAATGCAGTCGGAACCCTTGCAAAGAACCTCTATCAGTACGAGGTGAAAGGCACTGGCCATGCAGCTCCTGCTTGTACCATCCGCTATTGGGATTTGGAGAAGAACGCTTTCCGTTCCTTTTGCGTAGATTCGTTACTCTAATGTCTAATCGAGAGCCCGAGCATCCTTTAGCTCGGCTCTCTTCTAAAAAAACAAGAAATATGCAATCACCTTTCACAATTGAAGAAAAAGAATTTGCGAGAAACATCAAGCGTCTTGCAAATGGAGTAGAGCGACTTATCCAACTGCTTGAAGAGTCTGGCATCACAAAAAATCCAAGATAACCATGATGTACCGAGGTTATAAAATCGAGCGTATAAACCCTGCTACCAGTGGTAATTGGGGAAACAAGTGGGGTGTTTTTGTTGAAGTGCATGAGCATGATGGCAGAGTGCACTGGCAGCAGACCTATGGGGCAAGAACTGTTGAGGAATGTAAACAAGGAATCCGCTGCCATTTTGGACGACTATAAAAATTAAAAGTTATGATAGAAAAAGACAAAGTGAAAGAGCTTGCCGAAGAGCTAAGACGTTTTATTGGCAATATGGAAGATGCAAGTTCATGCGAGGTAGTGGAAGAAGTTGGCGAATTGCCTGCAATAAAAGTCGTTCCTGGACCAAAAAATACGACAGGAACGTTCTTCTTCGGAACGGAGGTCGTAGACTTCTGCCGAGGAAGAGGACTTACCTTTTGGATAGGTGCCGAAATGTCCGGTGGATATCCATACGCTTACGCATATATTTACTAATCACAATTTTAGAATATGGAAAAACTTTCATTTATGAACTGTCATAGAGTGGTTCAAGTATGCGAAGCTGGTGCTGCCGAGAACGTATATGACTTTCAGCCATACGCAAGAAAAGAGCGAGGTACTGGAATGTTTGACCAGCAATATCATCGCCTAACAAACGTGAATACAAAAGAGGATATTTATATCTCGGTAAATGCAACTGCAGTAATGGGGAAATATGAGGTGACAAAGTTTAACGACAAGCGACACCTCGGAGATCTCTACCAAACAGCTATCTCGGCTCATAACTGGTCCTCGATGGATCCGGAACGTGCAGCAAAGGTTGAAATGGTATCTTACGAAGAAGGGCTTAATGCAGACCTTGCTAATATTCCTACGGAGAAGCAAGAAGAATACTATAACAAATATCATTCTTGGGTGTCTACGATTCTTGCCAGGGAAAGCCGTATAGCAAGTGCTTTTGTTACCGGACCTGCAAAGTTCAACAACTCAAAGAATGAAAAAGCCAACGCTTCATATGTGAAAGCGTGTGAGGACTTCTCCGCTTGGCGAGAAAGGACATTGAAATCAATCCGCAAAGCATTGGAGGATGCGAAGCCTCTTGAACAACGTGAGGACGAACGTTGGGAAAAAATTCGTCACGACCTTGACTTCACCGCAAATTCTATACGCGACATTGACGAGAACAATGCTCCGTATCATCGCAGTCTATTCGTGAACTCTCTGTACGGCAAGGCTGAAACGCTTGCCAAGAACGGTGAAAAGACCCTGCTTGACAGATATATTAAGCGAGTTGTAGAATGGAACGATAAATTGAAGAAGCCGCTTATTACACAGCGTCACAAGTTTTGGAAGCTCCAGGAATTATGTGAACGATGTGTAGAGAAAGCAGAAGCTCGTTCGGAAAAGGAGAGCGTGACCATCGAGAAGGAAGGCTGTAGCATCGTTAAAAACTACTCTCTTGACCGCCTTCAGTTAGTTTTTGACGGAAAGCCAAAGGCTGAGGTCATAAGCAAGCTCAAGAGTAACGGCTTTAGGTGGTCTCCGTCAAATACAGCATGGCAGCGCCAGCTGACAAGTAACGCCCTATATGCAGCAGCAAGGGTTGTTGATGTTACCGTGGAAGAGCTTAGAAAAGCGCAGTAGTCAACGAAAAGGCATCCGTCCGTTCCTTGGATAAATGCCTTTTTCATACTCGTTGGATGGGTGAGGAAAATTTGCAAATAAGATAAATTTTCCTTGTTAAATACTTGCATATTTGATAAATTATCACTATCTTTGTAATGCAAATAAGATAAACAGGTAATCACCAATTAAAAGCAAATAAGATATGATACTTACACAGCAAACATTGAATGCCATCAGCGCATCTATTGAGAATGCAGAGTTAGAAGACGGTTGGTCAAGCGAGATTGAGGACGAAATCGAGCAGGACAAAATTGTAATCTTCATAACCTACAAGGTATGTGGAAACTACGTTGAGGAGTACGACTACCATTCAGAGGTGCCGTACAACTGCTACGAGAATGTGTCCCACACCGATTTTGAAGATGCCGAGATATTGAGCATCGAGGCGTTCGACGAGGATGGCGAAGAGGTCGCAATCGAGAATTTGAACGAGGTGGAGTATTATAATTAAGACAAGACTATGGAAATCAGAGTAAACATCCCACAAAACGACTACATCCAACCGACAGAAGTTCGGGAGGATGTAGTACAGAAAATCTGCGATATATTCCTCGACAATCGCGCAGGGTATTATCACAACATCTTCCACCCAGTGAATGACGGAGGCTATCGTGTGAGAACGCTTGGTTTGCGTATTCACAAGAAAAGTGGTAGGGCTTATGAGTTTGACCACAAGGCTTTGTTTGACAGCGATGATTTTGTGAAAATCCATGGTTGCGAAATGGAAGCCGCTTTTCAAGCTCTCATAAAGGCTGGCTACCACATGTACAGAGTTTATGAATATGGCTCATGGATGGGGTATGTCTGTGACAAGAAACCACATTACGAAGGAAATACCGAAGTGTTTGAATTCAACGATTTTATTGACTAAAAAAACAAATACGCTATGACAAGTTTAGAAATGGTACAGTATAAGCGTACCGACGATATGGATAGTTTGTATCTGATGCTTGCAAATGAGAGTTCTATCTATGAACTTTGGCACGATACAGCAACTCGCTTGGCAAGAAGAGTTATTGCCGGCAAGGAAATGAATTACGACGAGTTAGCAGCCGAATACGGCAAGAAGATAGCCCCATCACTCGAAAGACTCAGCATCCGTCACCATAAAGTTTGTGGAGAGTGGCTGAAGGTTACCGATGAACAAAAGAGAATATTAGCGTGGCAGTGGTTCTATAATGACATCATGGAAACTGTCTTATTCCTTAGACAAGAACTTAACAAGAAATAACTATGAAATACGAAGATTGGAGAAAACAGCGACAGGACAGTTTCAGCAAATTGCCGTTAAAGGCAGCCTTTAGCCAGAAGCAGTTTGAAGAAATGATGTCGGAGTGGGGACTGACAACAAGCGAGGAAGATTTGCAGAAATTGCAACCCCTTGGAGGTGGTGCTTATTGTCTGAAGACTGACTATCACTTGTTTATCGAATGGACTGAGGAGCAAGACAGACAGCAAAAGGAGTTTTTGTCCGATGAGGAGCAGTTAAAGGACGCTCTGATATACGAGTTTGGAAACCATGAGTGCGGTTACACTATGGATCCGAAAGAAGCGGTTCGTGAGCTCTTTGATGATAAGGAAGCAAAGAGAAATGAGCTGTTAAAGAAAGTCCTTCCTATCGCATGGAAGGAATATCTTGAGAAATGCGATGATTACTAATTATCATATTTGACTGTGGTGGCTGCTCGTCCGTGAGGATAGGCAGCTTTTTTAATGCCACAAGGCACTGGTACACAACGAAATAAACTTGCAAATAAGATAAACTTTTCTTGCTAAATACTTGCATATATGATAATAAATCACTATCTTTGTAATGCAAATAAGATAAATAAGTAATCACTTAAAATTCTAAACATTATGGCAACTTTTAAGAATATCCTTACCCAAAAGGGTCTTACCGAGAACGAAGTTAAGAACATTGAGCGTGAAATCAAGCTCGATACCTATGCAAGTATCTTCAACCAGTATATGAAGGAAGGAGAGAGCAATTCACTTAGCGATGCCATTCCGCAGCGTATGCTCTCCCTTATCAAGGTTGAGTTCGATGATGAGCGCGAAATGGCAGAATGGGAAAATGGAAACCTTTTCTTTGATGCTACAGACTTGGAGCTGGCAATTGCCTATGTAAGAAAGAATGTCGATATGGAGCGTGTGGAGAGAGTCCGTTCGGTCCTCGCTTCAAACAATATGGAATTTGATGATGTGGACGAGGATCTGTCAGATGAAATCTACGACCTCATGGAGGAGTATGGCGCAGACCACGACCTCGCAGAAGGTTGGTGGGAGTACGAGGGAACAACCGAAGATATACTGAAGGAACTTTAATATCGGCAATTATGGAAACGATAAATGCATACCCAACACTGGAAGTAGAAAGATACAATCTTACGCGAGCAGACTTGCGCACCAAAGGATTGAACCTATATATCATCGTGGAGCGTGACCACAATTATTATGACGACTCAGATACAAACTTTCTGTATTTTGATGCTGACGACAATCGCCTGAAGACTGGTCAGTGGACAACAAGAGGGTATTGTGGTGACTTTTATTATGACTATCCTCGTATTACGGAAGCCGACGACAATATTAAAAATAATGCTCTTGTTGCAATGCGAGACTATGCAAAAAGTGCATCAACACCATCGAGCCTGACCACAATGTGGTGGAGAGATTATGATATAGAGGAGTTCGGAATTCCATGTGATGTATCGGGAGGCCGTAAATATCAAGGAGAAGGAGTTTTGGTAAAGCTTTACAAACATACCAGTTACTACAGAACATCGGAAAGCGTTTCTGTATGGACCGGCGAGAAGATGGAATTTGTCAATCCTCGTTTCGTGAAAGTCGACACGGACTTGGTTCTCTCCAAGATGTACGAGGCTCTTGACGGAATGTCATTTGATGAGCTATACAAGTTCTTCAATGAGTTCTATGACTCTCGTTATGATAGTCCAACAACATTGATGTTAGAGAGAATATGTCCGATAGTACCTACGAACCGACCTACACTCGAAGACAAGCGTAGAAACCTGCGAGAATGGGTCGCAGACAAGTTCAGCGGCAAGACTCCGGAAGAGCAAGAGAAAATAACACATTGTATCATGATGAAGAAATATGGAAAGGACACAATATGAAACTAATATTGACAGACACAAATAAAGGGTATTCATGGAGTAACAGAAACAGATATTATCTATGTGAAACACAGGAGGAGTATGACGAGCTCGTGGAGAAATACAAAGGTCACGAAAACTATCAAAAGGTTTATATGTTTGGGTGCTATCGTGAGGTGGCAAACTCCACGCAAGTACAGATAGGTGTGGGCATCCATTGCCGACCACATACAGAAGTGAGCGATGGTTATGCTGTTCATGGTGGTCACACTTTGGATGCGGAGGGAATAACTGTCAGTTATAGAAATGGAACGTCGTCTATGGACTACACATCATACGAGCACTATATAAAACCAGGAACTATCAAGGTAGACAAAACGGCAAAAATAGAAAGTTGGTGGGTATGAACAAAAGAAATTTAACTCCAGCACCGATTGACAACAAGAATATTCTCGAAGATTTTGCCGACACAATTGTCAGCGAGTTCGATGACGGAATAGCGGAGCGCCAAACATTTTGGCGAGACAGGTGTTTGTATCTTGTTGATTACGCCTTCGGCACCAACAGCGGAACTGTCAGGTGCGTATATGGTAATCCAACTGACCTTGACATCTTAAAGTTAAGGGATGAATTGTTCAGATACCTTAACTGTGAAGATGACAGAAACACAAGCTGCTGTGAATTGGAGGTGAGCGAGAAAGATATACGCTTTGCTTTCTATTGGAGAGAAGAATAAAGATTTATAGTTTAGTTTTTTTAAGTGTAGAGGGACGGGCAAATTTGCGGCTCGCCCCTCTTTTTTATTGGCAAAAACGCATCTATTTACTGAACGAGAGCGTTCACCACTATTTGATAACCTCAGACGAACGTACAACTTATTATAACTTACCTTTGCTATTGACAAAACAAAACTGCCTCATTTCTGCTGTGAGGCACGATTAATAACCCACAAGTAAGAAATGGCAAAATTAAGAATTTACAACGAAATTGTCAACGAGGAAGACAAGGTGTTCTTGCAAGACTGGTGCGGCACGGACGGTCTTTGCTACAAGGATATTCCCGAGTTCCTCGACTCCATGGAGGAAGGTGACAATGAGATAGACATCAGGCTTCACTGCCCTGGCGGAGATTGCATTGAAGGCTGGGCTATCTATGACGCTTTGCGTAACTCCGGAAAGACAATCTCTGCGACCATCGAGGGCGAGTGCTCCTCTATGGCTACGATTATTCTCCTTGCCGCTCCCAAGGAACGGAGATTTGGCTTCGAGAATGCAAGAATGTGTATTCACAACCCTGCAGTTGCATGGCTTGACCTATGGGCGAGCGATAGACTCACGGCAGATGAGATTATCAAGCTCAAAGCCAAGCTGACAGCACAGGAAACCTCTCTTCTCGAGGAGCAGAACAAAATCCTTGACCTTTACGTTGAACGTACCGGCTCTGACCGAGGCGAGCTACAAGCGTTGATGAACGAGGATAAGTATGTTGACATGAGTCGTGCGGCAGAGCTTGGCTTTATTAGTTCAACACTTGCTCCCAATACAGACAACAAGAAAAAACATAAATCATCAAAATCAAACAAAATGGCAAAAGAACAGATTAAGATTGAGAGTCGACTTTTCAAGAAAATCCTCTCATTGGCTGGTATCGCCAAGATTGAGGACGTGCAGATCCTCGACCAGAAGGTTACCGCTGCAGACGGTACAGAGTTTACGGTAGAGCGTGAGGATGGAGACCCGCAGGTGGGCGACAAGGCTTATCCAAATGGAACTTACGTTCTTGAGGATGGCACTACTATCGTTGTCGCGGACGAGACTATTGAGTCTATCACACCAGCAGGAGAAGGTGATGGTGACGGTGACGGCAACAGCGACCTCAACGCAAAGGTAGATGACCTCACCAAGCAGGTGGCTGACCTTACAGAGAAAGTAAACACGCTTACCTCTGAGAAGGAAGCACTTGCGACCGACAAGGCTAATCTCGAGAGTAAGGTGTCTGCGCTTGAGGCAGAAGCCAAGACGGAAGACGAGAAGAACATTCTCGCAATCGTAAACAAGGCTGGCGGTAAATCCTGGCTTGAGAGTCTAAAGGACATGTCCTCAACATTCACCGCTAACAACCGCAAGTTTGTGGCTCATGGCGATAACAAGAATGACCCGCAGGGCGAGACTCGTGCCCAGCGTATGCTCCGTGAGCAGCGTGAGCGTCAGGAGGCTAAGCGCAAGGCAAAGAAGTAACCAACAAGTTTAACAAAAATAAGAATAATATATGAAAACGATTGACTTTAGCAAGTTTACAGTCGATAATGGAGCGATTCGTGACCTTAACGAACTGATCTTCACTTCGATTTTCAACGACCCTGACCTTGAGCGCACCTGTACCCCAGTAACAGAAATTACCAATGGTCAGAAGTTTGGTCTGCTCGACTCAATGGGTGATGTCGGTACTCCTGGTGGCAAGTGCGACCCTACCTACAGCAAAATCAGCATTACCGGCGTTGAGAAAACCTGGGATTTGGGCCGATGGAATATTCCAAAGAGCGTTTGCTACGAGGATCTGACCAACACCCTCGCAAAGTATGGCATGCATCCAGGCACTGAAGCCGGAGACATCACTGACACCGCTTATTTCGACAAGGTTCTTGAACCATTGCTTAAGAAGGCCATTACCGAAATGTTCTGGCGTCTGACTTGGTTTGGCGACAAGGAAGCAAAGAATGTATCTTCATCAGGTGTTGATACAACAGGTGGTGGCCACATTACTGATGCTATCAATCCAGAACTACTCAAACCTACAGACGGCTTTTGGAAGAGACTGCAGGCAATCATCGCAACTAATTCAAGCCAGCAGACAAGCATCGCTGCCAACAGCGCCGCGTCTAAGGAGTTGCAGAAGAAGAACATTCGCCAGTCGGGTGTCGCTATCGGCATTATTGACGACATGCTTACAGAAGCAGACTCTCGTATCTTCGACAAGCCGGACCATGCCATCATGATGACCAACTCGCTCTTCAAGGCTCTGCGCAATGACGTGGTTGACAAGTACGGCAAGACAACAATGCCTTTCGAGTTTGTTAGCTCGGGTATTGGTCTGTCAGAGTACGACGGTCATCAGATTATCGTGCTCGACATTTGGGACCGTCTCATCCGTAAGTTTGAGGATAACGGAACAACCCTCAACTGTCCGCACCGTGCCGTGTTCTGCTCACCAGGCAACCTCTTCGTTGGTACATCAGACAAGGACCGCATGGCTTCTCTTACTGTGGAGTTTGACAAGCGTAAGCGTGACAACTTCATCTTTGCAGAGTCTGACCTCGGTACCGTTATCGGCGAGGACGACCTCGTGCAGGTAGCTATCTAAGTATTAACAACTATGGAAGGGGGAGGTCTGTATCTTCCCCTTTTGTAGATTAAAAAACAATAAACATTATGGCAGAAACATGTGATTTTGCTCTCGCACAAGACATTTCTGTGAACTGCGAGAAACCGCAGCAGGCAGGTTTAAGAAACACTGGCTGGCTCGTCAACTACGACGATATTGACTGGGCTACACTTGCACAAACCGACAATGTTGTCTCCAAACTCGCCCTTGCGTCAGGTAGAGCTTATAAGGTGGTTGTTCCAGGAAAGACTCCTTTCACAGGAACGCAAACTGCTCTTACTACAGGAACTTACCTTAATAAGTTCACCAAGACGGCAGCTATCGTTGTTCTTAATTCGGGTCCTGATGTTTCGAAGAATGTTATCGATCAGCTCGCCAATGGACGCTTTGTGTTCATTTTTGAAAATAAGTACCGTGGCGCTGACGACAAGAACACCTTTGAGATTTACGGACTGGAACAGGGCTTGACGGCTTCTGAAATGACCAACGATAAGTACAGCGAGGACACCGATGGCGGTTGGGCTGTAACCCTTGTTGAGGAAGGTGCTCCAAGTAGCGGTATCTTCCTGTTTACTGAGTCTATCGCTGCAACTCGTGCAGCGTTAAAATCTCTTGAAACAGGCTCACACACAGAGTAAAGTATGGAAGATTACGGTGTGATTATGAGCCGACTGACTGAAATGAGGAGCCGTTACGATAGCGGCTTCTCATCATCAGACAGAAGCTATATCGAGCGACTTTACCGAATGTTGCTTGACAAACCGATAAGGAAGACCGGTTGCGCTGATTGCTACCGTGATGCCTACATCGAAGTATTCACTTATCTTAAAAGAACAGGAACAATGCCTACAAAACCAAATTATATTCTAAAGGCTGGTGTCATCGTGCACCCTAATGGAACAAACAAGTTTTATGCTAATGCGAATATCCCCGACGAGGTCGCAGAAAAGCGCCTTGCAGAATTTCCGGAATCAATCAACGACTTCTTGTCATATCCAAGTGACTATCTCATCCGCGTTGAAGCCCGTAAGAACGGCGAGGTGTCTGCTCCAACAGATGCCGAAGAGCTTTCAGCAGCATACAAAGAAGCTGTGGAAGCCGGCAAGAAAGCTACTGCGGAGTTGGCTGAAAAGACCGAAGAGGCAGCAGCTCTCAAAGAGAAGTTGGCTGCGACCGAGAATGAACTTGCATCCGTAAAAGAACAGCTTGCAGCTCTGCCTGAGACTTCTGGTTCTGATGATGACGGTACGCTCGCCATCGAGAATGAGACGCTTAAAGCCGACCTTGCTGCGGCAAACGAGGAGATTGCAGCATTAAAGAAGGAGTTGGAGGATGCAAAAACAACCACTTCAACAAAGAAGCGCACTGCAAAATCAGCGGAGTAAACCCATTTAACCCATTGTACTTATGAATATCAATAACGTAAGAAAACCAGCCAGACGAATTGACGTAAGCTATTGCTCTACGTTGAATATACAATCCTACGGAAGAGATAATCTCTATCCGCAAAAAATGCGTAGCCTTATCCGAAGCTCGCATACTGGAGGTGCTTGCTGTGAGCGTTATCAGACATTCATTGAGGGCAATGGGTTGAATAATACTGATTTTTCAGAGTATGTCTGTAATCGTGCAGGAGATACCGTAGATGATGTTTTCCGTCTTATCGCCCATGATATGGCAGAGTGTAACGGCTTTGCTCTCCATGTAAACTATAACGTTTTTGGCGAAATAGTGGAAGTTTCCCATATTCCTTTTGAAATGTGCCGATTGGAAGAGGAAACCGAGGACGGCAAGGTTATCTATGTGAATTACCATCCCGATTGGACTGGTCATAAGTCTCGAAAGGGAAAGATAATTCGAGTTACAAGAGAGAACGTAAAGAAAATCTATACGTTCAATCCGCGTAAAGAGGTTGTCATGGCTCAGATCATCAAAAGTGGTGGCATAGAAAACTACAAAGGGCAGATACTGTGGTTCTCAATGGACGGCAAATGGATATATCCACGCCCCATCTATGATAAGGTTGTGACTAACCTTTCAACTGATGAAGGACTTGACAATGTGAAATACCGCAATGTCAGAAACAACTTCCTGCTTGCAGGTATGCTCACGCATAAGAAAGGTTCTTCACTCGGAATTGACGAGAATGGTAACGAAATCAAAGACGAGAACGACAACTCTGCAAGCATCAGTGAGAGTCTTGACATCTTCCAAGGCGATGAAAATGCTTGTGCCATCATGGATGTCACCATTGAGTCGGATGAAGACAAGCCGGAGTTTACATCGTTTGAAGCACAGAACTTCGACTCCAAATTCAAGTGTACCGAAGAGAGTGTTACCAAGAGTATCTATATAGCCTTTGGCCAAGAGGTATTCTATAGAATTATCGAAGGCTCGCTTGGTTTCTCCACAGACATTATGTCTGAGGCTTTCCGATATTACAGCTCTTACACCAGTAGCCCCCGACGCGCCATCAGTCGTGCCCTAAAGCGCATCTTCGACAACTGGAAAGAGAATGTAAATCCATCGGATGATTATGAGATACAACCGCTTGTGTACCAAGGAAAATAAATTTATATGGAACATATATTACAACCTACTGACGTTCGCTCGCTCGGACGACCTATCGGAAAGGTTGCTGACGAGAAGCTAATGGCGTTTATCACTGAGGCAGAGCAGCTACATATAAAGCCTGTCCTCGGTGATGAGCTGTTCCTTAGAATTCTCGACAGCAACGAGAAAGACAACAATGAAATTGCAACACTTTTAAATGGCGGAACTTATAAGGATAAGAGAGACGGACTTCGCAGCTTCATGGGGCTCAAAGTTGCACTCTCTTATTTCGTTTATGCTCAAAACCTAATGTCGGGTGATATTGAGTCCACTCGCTTTGGGTCTGTGATGAAGAACGGGGATTTTTCCACGCACATATCATCAAAGGAGCGTTCTGACGCTTACAACAACGCTGTGGATGTGGCAAAAGCCTATCTTCGGGAGTGTGTCGAGTATTGCAAGGAAATCGGCCTTATAAAAGTGGTTGGAAGAGCAAAATACAATGTCGGTGGCGTTACAATCCGCAAAATCGGCAAGTAATAACCATTAGAAAGCAATAATCATGAATTTAACAGATATATCATCACTAAAGGGCAAGGTTGCCAATGGTGGAGCCACTTCGCAAGGCATTTTGACGAGCGAGAACTGGAATACGCTCGTTAGTGCCGTAGATGAGCTTCAAGGGGCCTCTATAGTTGCTGTTACGCCATCTGCAACCCCGACATCATCGTCAGTGAACGTGATTTTGCAGTTTCAGACGGGAAAAGGTAATCCAGTGCAGTGTCAGTTGGTAATTCCAGCGTCGAGCGAGGCTTCTGCCGGTGTTTTTACGCCAGCGCAGCTCAATTCGCTTAAAACGCTGATACAGACGGCTCAAAAAGCGGCCAACGCCAACACTACGAGTATCAACTCACTAAAAGGCACATTGGATTCTACAACAAAAGCGGCAAATGCATCTGCAAGGCTTGTAATTCCCGTGTTTTGCAACAATAGCATCACATTCGAGACCGAAGAGGCGTTCAAGGAACGTGGAATGGATGAGGAGAGTTATCAAATCCTCAAAAATGTGGAGTATGCAGCCAAAAAATATATTGCTTGGCACCACAAAACTGGCGAGACTATAAACATAGATACGCTTGCACTGCTAATAGTTAGTTCCGATGGAACGCCATCTGTTGTTACAGAGGAATTAACAGAAGAATTTAGAGAACTGCCGCAGCTTTACGAGCGTGTAACGACCGTGGAAAACATCAAGTATGTGTACAAGCTGTACGCGATTGTAGACTCGTCTAATACGCATGTGGTTATAAATGAGACTGGGATGCTGTATTACGATATAGCGACACAGGAGTTCTTCAAATATGTATACAGAAGACCGAAACCAGGGGCGGCTCTTGGATGGGTGAGAACAAAGGTTGAAGATGTGAACCTCGACGCTGTTTTTGTGTGCAAGGAGAAAATCTATGAATATAAGGACGGGGGAATGGTTGCTATAGGCTCTTCATTGGAGCTTGGAACGACCAATGGCACTGCCTACGAGGGCTCGAAAGGTGCTGCTCTTGAAAAGAGAGTAAAGAAACTTGAGGGCAATCCAGTCAGTCCTATTTATAACGTAACGGTGGAGGTGCCTCTTTCTGATGGCGCTTTCTATTCTTTGTATAATGCTGAGTACACAAACCTGTCTGCACTTCATGCTTCACTGCCTAAAGCAACGAAAGGTATGATATTGTCATTTGCTATTGCTAAAGGCAAATGGAAGACCTACCAGTACACATCTGAAAGCATTGAGAGAGAGGACTGGATAAACATCGACAACTGGCAGGACTTTGGCTCGCTTGCTGCAGGATCAGAAACGTACATAATCATTGATAGTCTTTGTGGTCCTCGTCAGACAACCGGCTCAGGCGGCAATCCGCTTCCGTATGACCTTGCAAGCGCCGTGCAAGCGTTGGCAGACTACGAGAAGGCAAGCCAGATTACATATCGTAAGCGTGGTCTTGTAATTTCTTATGTGATTGACGCAGACGGTACAAAGATGGAGACAAAGCAGTTCCAAGGTGCCGTCACGGACTTTATGAACCTTGAGTTTTGGAATGACTTCGGAGGCGGTGGCTCAAAAGTCGTTACATCGGACAACCTGGAAGTGAATGGCACTGATGCGTTCTCTACTGGTGGCGCAGCACGATATATCCCAGTATCGGGAAAATTTGAGAAGAACGAGGACGCTAACACTTTGAACCTACAGTTCTATGGAGCTGATGATGAAGAGCAGACAAACGACCCTCTTTTTGCCATCGAGAACATTCCCATGGGAGGCTCGGGCGGTGGAGGTCCTGTCGCCACTATCAACTTCACCATCGTAAACCAAAACAAGGTTATCGCAGTAAACAGCGAGTTTATCCTTCAGCTCGACATCGACACTGAGGATGAGGTGGACCAGATTGTCATCGCTGACAAGACTACTGGCACTGCGTTGAAAACTGTGAACGAGCCCAAGCCTTCGGGTGGTCTGTATAATGTAGACCTTTCGGAGTACTTTAAGAACGCTTCAAACCAGAAGTTCAGCATCACTGTAAAGTCCGGCTCTCTCTCGCTTACCAAATCCCTTACTATCCGTGCCGTGGATGTGTCGGTGGCAAGTGTGCAGACTCTCGGTTATACTGCCGATACCGTTTTGCGTGTTGGTGGTGGTCAGACATCTATCAATGTTTACAAGTTCCCAAACAACGTTTCGTCTATCAATGCGACCGTTGAGGTGTATTACAATGGCGAATGGAAGGTGTTCCAGGAAAAGACGATTACATCTACAGCCACACAATCTGTAGTCATAAATCCTCGTGACCTCTTCGGAAACGGAGAAGTTGCTTTGACGCATAGCGTTCTTCCTATTCGCGTCCATGGAGTGGAAGCTGACTCGGGTGTTGTGGGCAACTACCTATACACTGGACTATTCGTAATTGACGACAATGCTATACTACCGTTGATTCTGATGAACTGGACTTGCGATGGAGAGGAAGCCACCGTAAAGCTCTTGCAGTCCATTAGTGTGAATATTGCTATTTACGACCCGACAAAAGCTATGGGTTCGGCAAACTTCTTCGTCACGAACAGCAAGACTGGCACCAAGACCTTGCTGCGCTCAATCGAAACAAACCGCTCTATTGCCCAGACTCTAACCTACCGTGTGGAGAATGTGGAATATGACGGCTCGGTATCATTGTCAATAAGTGGAGAGAACGGCAACGCTTCAACTCTGCTGCCGATGAAGTTTACCGTGAACGGAACGTTGCTCGCTATCAGTAGTATGGGCAACGCGGCTCTTGACATCAACCTCCGCAGACGCAGCAATTCGGATGTTGATAAGTCTATCAAGTCGTCATTTGTCAATGCGAGTGGCCAGACAGAGACTTTTGAATTGAAGGTGTTTGGTTCAAACTATTCATCTAACGGCTTTGTGAAAGACTCATACGGCACATCACAGTACGGACAGGACAACGATCACGGCATCATGGCACTTCGTGTAGCAGAGGATGTGACGGCTTCGCTTGACTATCCTCTTTTCGCGAATCAAAACGTGGAGACAAACGGTTCTGCTTTCCAAATGACATTCCAAGTGAAGAACGTCATGGATGATGATGCGGTTCTGTTGAAGTGTTTTGACGGAACGGTTGGTTTGTATATCAATGGAGGAAGTATCATCTTCACCACCGTAGGTGCAAATCCAACTGAGGCAGCAAGCACCGACTCTACCTCTATCCGCGCCAACTATACACAGGGAGAAGTTATCACGCTTGCTCTTGTGTTTGAGAAAGCCGGTGCTTCACCAAAGGCTGGTGTCGCCCTTGTCAAGATGTACATCAATGGTGAGGATGTTGGAGCTTGCTATTACAATACGGGACGCAGCGCGACTTACTCTGAGGCGACATTTGAGTTTGATGGCAAGTTTGCAGACCTTTATATCTACGACATCATGGCGTGGCGTACATTCTCTGATGACTACCGAAAAGTGTGGGAGGAGTACCTGCTCAAACTGTCGGACACTTCGACAATGATTAACGAGTACGAGGAGAACAACAGTATTATGGCCACACAGCAGATTACCGAGGAACCCACGCAGCTAATTGCAGCCAGCGGCAATCGTGTTCATGTGGAGACTGGTAACTACGAGCGTCCACAAGCCAACGCCCTCTTCAATATCGGTATACCGTATTTCGTCATCACGGCCAACCAAGAGGTCATCGATGCAGAAGGCTATACTTATGCAGACGAGAAGAATGGAGGCAATTTCCCTTCATGGTTGGAGTCAAGAACATCGGATAAGAAATCCACAATCTATGTGGACGTATATGCGTATTTCCCCGACAGACCTTGGCAAAACTTCGTAGCTTACAAGGTTCCGATTACCAACCAGGGAACAACCTCGTCAAAGCGTCCTATTAAGAACGTAAAGATGAAGTTCAAGAAAGCAAAGTCGATGGAGTTGCTGCATAAGCGCTCCGACTTTACCGATCCAAAGCAGTTGGCACTCTACGACATCTGCGCTGCAAACATCGCCAAGAGAAAGGTGCAGATTTACGATGAGAGTATTCCGACCAACATCATCACTGTAAAGGTGGACTATTCAGAGTCTGGTGGTGCGCATAACGGAGCCTCAACAGAACTCTTCAACCTCGTTCAGCGTGCTCTCGGCAAGGACTATATGACCCCGGCGCAGATAGCATACGACTCGACGAACCCAAAGTACACGATGAACTCGTCTATCGACTCCATCCCGTGTGCTTTCTTCCGTACCGACACCACAGACCCGAAGAATGCTTATTTCCATTCTAAGGGAAACTGGAACCAAGACAAAGGTGATGCCGCTATCTACGGCTTTGAGAAATGTGCTGCGTACAACGACAAATGCCTTAACTATGGCGACTTCAAGGAGGTTGTCGTTACTACCGTTGATGACGGAGTAAACAAGGCTGATTTGGTTACACAGAGGGCTGCTGCTTACGTTCTCGAGAACTTCTCTAAGATGAACGCATCCGTACCATACATCTTTACGGAGTTCTGCGGCCCGAACTATAGGGTGTATCGTGATAATGGCGAGGGTACGTTTGAGGAGGTGGACCCGGTAGCTTCGTTTGTTGAGACAACAGAGTCGGCAGAGCAGATGAAGACACACCTCTCCGATTTTGACCTCAGCGCAACTTATCGCTATGACACTACGCCAGAGGCAGAGGGAGAGCATACTTATAAGTATTATCATTATGTTTCTAAGGGCTTCAAGGACACGACAGGTAGAATGTACTTCAATCAGACAACCCAGCAATGGACGGTTACTGGTGATGTGCTTAACCCGGTCGAAAACTATGAAATCCTAACATACGATGATATGGCGTGGTTCCGAGGCGTCAGCAAGCCTGCTGATATGATAAAGAAGGACAACCACTGGACGAACTACTTCGAGTCTCGTTATCCTGATGACGACGACCTCAATGACCTTTATGCGAATGGCGGTAGTTTTGTGCAGTGCGACTCTGTATCTGGAGCGACAACAACGGAATACTATTGGGATGCTGTGGACGAGAACAGCAAGCTCATAAATTCTGACGAGGGAATATCAAACCATAAGGAAGGCATTGTGTACAAGACAAAGGACGGCATCTATTGCAAGTATAAGAGTAGCTGCAAAAAGGTTCCATATCAGCTTTTCCGTTGGCTTGAGTTCTGTCACCGTGCCGACTATGAGACAGGTAATCTCTCGTTGTGGAAGACCGACCTTTACAAGTACGCTAACCCATATTCGGTATTCTGTTATCACTGCTTTACAGACGTGTTGCTTGCGGTGGATCAGCGTTCCAAGAACATGATGTTGGGCTTTTACTTGGAGAAGGACGGAAGTGTAAGATTGTATCTCAATCACTTGTATGACGGTGATACAATTCTGACTTCCGATAACAACTGCGGTCTTACCGTACCGGTAGACCTCGACCCCGACTCCGAGGAGGCTCGCAACTATTATGCAGGCTTCGGTTCTGTATTGTTCCGCAACAACTACCTTGGTGGTGGTCGTGTGCAGATAGATGCAGACGGTAATACTATCTCCTTGTCGCAAGTCTATAATGCAATGCGTTCCGTGCAGGTTAATGGTAACGCTCCATTCTCTGAGGCAGGATGCACATCGTTGTGGATAACCAAGCGTCTGTCAAAATGGGCAAAGCTCGTCAGCTCATTCGACCAGGAGAGAAAATATGTGAATACAATGGCTTACGACGACACCTATCTGTACGCTATGCACGGCAGAGGAGTTCACATGCTTCCACAGGTATTCAAAAGACGCTTCCAACTCCGAGACGCATACTATGGTGGTCCGTCATTTGTGGCAGACCAGTATGGCTTCCGTGGAACGCCTAACTCGTCAGCTGGTATGAAGTTCACGTTCAAGGCTGCAGAGGCAGGCTATTTCACTCTTGGTATTGACGGTACTGATGAGTCGCGTCGTATGACAGCCGTTCATCTTGAAGCTGGAGAGAGCTACACTTTCTTCACGACACAGAAGACGGTCGGTAACTCATATCAGACATACTTCATCGGATGCTCCAACGTATCAGAGCTTGATGTTAGCGGCAACACCTTTGAGACAATGAACTTTACCGCTTTTACGAAGCTGAAAAAACTGACCATCGGCGGAGCTAACTACAATGCAGCGAGCGGAGTAATACCACAGACAAGGCTTGACCTCGGCAACATGCCGTACTTGGAAGAGATAGACATTCGCAACCATCCGATAACGGCTGTTGATACATCCTACTGTCCTCGATTGACCAAAGTCCTCGCAGATGGAAGCGGCTTACAGACGATAACACTGGCTCAGACCTCCCGAGTAAACGTGCTGACTGCTCCGTCCTCTCTTACTGCATTGGAATTTGTGAGCATCCCGAACTTGGAGTACGCTGAGCTTAATGCAAAGTCCGGCTTCCAGGTACCGTCATTCAAGGACGTTACGAGGGTTCGTATCGAGAATACACCTAAGTTCAATCTTGCAAAACTCATTTCCGATGTTCTTACAACAAGGACATCGATGTGGTACCTGCGAGTAGCGAACCAAAAGCTGGAAGGTAACGGCAAGGAGCTTGTCGGAGTTGTCAATGCGGATGTTCGTGGACTTGATATCAGCGGTAATGTGCAGACGAAGCCAATAATCAGCGGCAAGTACATCCTTACCGAAATACTTGAGGAAGCGGAGATAAAGGCTATAGAGAAAGGTATCGACGAGCTCACTTTGTTCACAGGTATTCTTGCTTACATTCATAATATTTCGTGGTATCTCGGAGGAGAATACGCAGAAGTTGGTGGCGATGTTCCTACAGAAGACAATATCAACGAGTGGTATTCTTACTACAATGGAGAGACCTATGATGAGTATGCGGCACGAGAACTTGGAACGAGTGGTTCTGATGGCTATAACGATGCGGATATTTCAACCTTCATCGCCATGTCAGCAGAAGATATCGTAAACAAGTACGGGCAGTGGAGCCTCGTGTTCTTGCCCAAGAGTGTATAAAAATCTTCCACTCCCAAGTCGTTTAGACTTAGGAGTGGATATTATCAACTTAAAAAAACAACTATCAGTATGGCATCAAATGCACAAGTAGTACAGAAACTTCGTGACGTAAAGGACGCACAAGTACAAGCCTTGATTGACACGGGATTTAAGGGTCTCTCGACATCGATGAGAGCAACGCTTTTCCCAGAGTACATTCAGTGGGCTAACGGATTGCTGAGTATAGACTTGGCAGTAAACAGAAAGACTGATAACCAGGAGTTCTATTTTAAGCTACTGGATGAGTCTACAATTAACACGCCATCGGCAAATATCTCGTCGGCAGTAACAAACGAATGGGCGCAGCTTTCTGTCGAAGAACAAGGCAAGTTTCTTATCAGAGGCATCCGCATCCGTTCACATCACCAGTCTTTCGTGATGGCAGCAAACCGCTTTGCTAACAGCTCGTGGGGAAATACAACGCTGACTGTAACGAAAACACAGCATACGGATGCACCAATGGTGCATGCTGACTATGACGCGGAGGAATTGACAACGGCCATTCTTTCTGCTCATGAAACAGTCGGATATGAAGCTCCTGCTGCAAGAGCCGTAAGGGAATACAAATCTTTCTTGAAAGAGGGCGGTGACGAGCAGGACGATAACAGTGTGTGGTGTTTGCCGACAATCAATCAGGCGTGGGAAATCTATCGCTACCACATAGCTCTGCAAAACATTCTGACTGCTTTGTGGGGTATAACCTTTAACTGGGGTAATACACACACTTGTCAGTCGTACTCTACAAGCCAAATGTGGCGAGTGAATACGCAGATGGGAGAGTTGTGGACCGAAAACAAATCCAGCAGCCTTATAGTTGTAGCAATATCAAATAAATAAAAGACAGTATTATGACAGAAGCAGAGAAGTCAGCTATTTTGCTGAAAGTAAACAAAGAGAAACAGATTGCGGCATTGAAGAATGCCGGCATTGAACTTGACATCGAGACCGCTACCGGAACTGACATTGCCAACGCAATGAAATGGGCAGGAGGATTGCTCGATCTTTGCGTGGCGGCATACCACAAGGCGACAAAGCAACTAACATTCTTTACCAAACAGGAATGGAACGAGCTTTCATCAAATAGCCGTTACGCATACATCACGCTTGGTGTTCGCATCCGCGTTTATGGCCATCAGTGGATTATTGGCAAAGAAAACATGCTTAATGACACAGGTGGCTATACGCACGCGTGGGCGGCACAGAATGGATGGAACATTGACGAGTTGAAAGACTATGGCAATCCCAATGACGGAACAGTATTGGACGATTTCGATGGCGAGGGTAATACCGATAAGATTGTAGCATACGCCAAGGCTAACAATCGCTCACATCCAGCAGCAGAACGCGTCCGTGCCTACTCGCTGTCTTCGGACGACCCTGCAGCAGGAAAGTACTACCTACCATCAGAAGCACAGATGCGAGCAATGGTGAAGTATCGCGACGAGATAGACGAAATGATGACACTTGTCAGCGGTTCAACATTTATTAAGGATTGGTACTGGTCAAGTACCGAGTGCTCGTCGGGCAACGCGTGGTACGTGGGCGTTAGTTTCGGTGGCATCGGCAGCGGCGGCAACAAGGCTAACGCGAACAGGGTTCGTCCTTGTCTGAGTTGTGAAGCAATTTAGACTCTTTGTCCCTTTGTCCCTTTGACTCTTTGAAAACTTCCTCTCTTTCAGTGAGTTACCCGTTAGGGTGGCTCACTGTATTTAAGGAAAGTGAGGGACAAGCGAGCAAAAAGGCGAAAAAAGAAAGTTAATAAAATTAGCAATCGTTAAGAGAGCAACGCTATTGAATGATATAAATTATGTAAAATTTAATTCCAAATTACGAAATGTTAAGTAAAGACTTGAAAATTTACAAAGATGTTCGTGCGCAGCTACTATGGCAGCAGAAGCGGAAAGTTAGATTCCCGAAAGACTACAAGTATGAGTTTGCGAACCAAATGTTTCTCACGCTTGTACATTGTCTCACTCTCATAAGACGCGCCAACTCAAATAAGCAGAGAAGGGTTCAGTATCTTGCCGAGTTGTTGGAGGAATTGGATGTGTATATGATGTATATCGGGTTGTGCGATGACCTGCACTTGTTGTCCAGAGAAAAGGAAATGCCAAAGGTGATTTTGGATTTGACGACTATAGCGCGTCAAGCGCAAGGTTGGTATAATGCATCACTAAAGGCGACAAATACTTATGGAGGATAGAAGCAAAGAGCAGAATACCCAGAGTTGTGAAGCGCAAGTTCACTTCACGAGTGAGGAATTATTAGATTTAATTGGCTCTCCCACCATTCCGGAACAGCGAACGGTCGTTGATTTCAGTGTGGTAAAGAATAAGGCAGCGGAGAGTGTTGCCGAGTACTCGTCGAACAACGCATGGAACGTGAACGTTAGTAACGGTAACATCAACAACAACAACAACAAGACTAACACGAACAGGGTTCGTCCTTGTCTGAGTTGTGAAGCAAATAATTCGATAATCTTCGACATACCCTTTAGTTCGATAGTGCTTGCTTTCTACGATTGCGAAATTAAGAAGAAAAGTACGAACAGCTACCAAAGGTTCCATATGCACAAAGAAGAAAGCCTTGTGGTCCTATGGCAGTCCATCGTGTATGGGCAATATGAGACCTCGATGGCTACTGTGTTCATTATTGACTACCCAGTGCTTCGAGAGGTCTTTGCTGCAGCCTTCGTCGACAGAGTTGTTCATCATTATATATGTATGCGAATAAACCCGTTGTTTGAATCCATGTTTGAGCAAATGGGAAATGTGTCTATGAATTGCCGAAAAGGCTACGGACAATTTGTAGCGCAAGAACGTGTCAAGAAAATGATGTACAACGTGTCCGAAGGCTACACAAAGGATTGCTGGATATATAAAGGCGACATCAAGTCTTTCTTCATGAGCATTGACCGAGACATTTTGTGGTCTTTGCTTGAGCCGTTCATCAGAGCTAATTATAAAGGCGATGATTTGGAGTGCCTCATCTACTTAATGAGGATTACGTTATATGACAATCCTACCAACAACTGCCGTAAGTTGTCAGCACCAGAGTTGTGGGAGGCGTTGCCGAAGAACAAGAGTTCTTTCTTTGCACCGAAAGGAAAGAGTTTGCAAATCGGGCGCTTTCCTTCGCAGCTTGAAGCCAACTTTTATGCTGCTGTTATGGACTGGTTTATAATGTACATCCTCGGCTTTAAGGCCTATGTGAGGTTTGTTGATGACTTTGTCATTATGTCGCAAAATCGTGAATTGCTGATGTCGGCAGACAAGAAGATAGATGCTTTCTTACGACAGAAGCTGCTGATACAGCTTCATCCGATGAAGAAGTACTTTCAGCATTACACGAAAGGCGTGCTGTTTGTCGGTGCTATGATACTTCCCGGAAGAACATACATTAGCAACAGAACGCGAGCGCATCTGATTGACACGATATACAAGTATAACAAACTGCTGAAGGAAGGAAAGGCCGAGAAGAACGCAGAACATTTCGTTCAATCGCTTAACTCATTCTTCGGTATGATGCGACATCACAACTCCTATGGAGTGCGCCGGCAAGCCGTGAACAAGATAGATGAAGGATGGTTCCAGTACTTTTACATTCAAGGACACTTCGAGGTGTTCAAACTAAAGAAACAATTTAAACCTGTCGAGCAGGTGCGGAGAACGATGCGCAAGTGTGGTTCAGCCGTATTCCTCGACCAACTAATGTTAGGCATAGCATGAATAAGAATTTCGTTCCATTACAACAACTCCCTAATGGCCAGTGGCTCGCAACCTTTTGTCTGTATCACAGAAATGTGTTTACTGACGAGGTTCGCCCTCGCCATCATCAAGTGCAGTTCACCAATAAGCCGACCGTAGAAATGTTGAAGCGCAGACTTCGCACTTTCATTTTGGCTTATCCGGATGAACTTGAATTCGATGTAGAAAAGTTTGATTTCACACCTTATCTAATTTATTGAGCTATGAAGAAGTTTTATAAGGAGATAATGGCACTACTGGAGTCAGTGCCGTCCGACAAGTACATACACTACAATGTGTGTCTGCTTATCGCGTATGCTTTGATGCGCACACTACCGCTCCCTACATGGCTGCGATATGTGGTTGCCGTGACTGTAACGGTCATCGTCGGAGTAGGGAAAGAGGTTTATGACTTCTTTGACTATGGTCTGTTTGACAAGAAGGATCTTCTTGCAGATTGCGTTGGAGCTGTAACTGGCGCAACGCTCGGAATTTAGAAATACCTTTAGGAATGTGAATAACTATGGAGGTTTGCGGTTCGGGAGAATAGCACACCTTAAAAAAAATATTGCAAATATGATAAACAAACAATATCTAAAACTTGCATAATTGATAAATTATCACTATCTTTGCAATAGCAAATAAGATAAAAACAACAACTAAAAAGTAACTTCCGTATGAAGAAGATAATGAAAACCTATTTTAGCGCAGATACTGTAAGTGCAGTATTCGCACTACTCGTGTTTATATGTACAGTATTCGCACTCGTATCGCACTTGCTAATCGGAGCAGGAGCCTTCGCATTTTTCGTGGAGCTTGTGTTGTGCGTTATGGGCTGGAACCTTGTTGCAGCCGTCTATGACGAAAACCGTAAAGAATTAATGAAATTCCGAGATAAATGAATGTAATAGCAAACTTTTTATTGTACTTCCTGATGCTCTACCTTGCCGGTGGAGCATTGGCTTTGTTGATTATGGTGTACCGATGTCGCAAGGCGTGGACCGAATTGGACAAGCCTGTTGCTTTCCGTAAGATGATGATTGTGTCATTTTTGGTTAGCTGGTTCTACGTTATTGATGTCGTGTGCTATGTTGTAAGTAATTTTATAAATAAACAAAACGAGAAACTTAAGAAATGATAAACAGAATTAAATTGGCAGTGGCGGTTCTCTTTGCGAGACGCTCTGTAGTTATTATTGATGAAGGTGAAACCGCTGTTCAGTACACACAGGGACTTGAAGACAACGAGGTGGCAGAACTTAAAGGCCTTGACTTTGTAGAGTAGTCGGCTTGGTTCACTGGGCTTTTTAAAAAGTGTTTTTATATGGTAAAGATTGACAGCGATTTATTCAGCAGAGACATCGACCTTGTAAAAGACGAGCTTAACAAAAGAAGTTGGCTTCCGTTTATTACCAAGTCGATAGTTTTGCGTTTGTTCACAAACCTAACCAACAGATGGTTAGACACATACCGCAAACAGCGGCATGAGGATAGTGAAAAGGTGCTTCATCGTATGAAGGAGCTTGAGAAACTTTATGAAGAGAGAGAGCAGCAGCGCGAAGAAGAGCTGCGCAATACACTCTATACTCTGAAAAAGGTTTTTGTGTCAAGTTCAAGCAAGGCTTTCTGTAAGGGAGTATGCAAGGAGCGTTCAAATTGGGACAATGGCTATGTTTGCTCATGCAATAGACATAGTCGTTATGTGAAATCCATCGAAGAACAATTTGACTCCTATATGGAGAAAAACGTGGAACGAATTATTCAAGAATATAAAGACAGTCCAAAATGGAAAAATCAAAGCAAATAGTAAGTCCGCGAAATCCATTTAACTGGATGCCGGAGATAGAGCTAAAAGAGCTGGGTGTCTGTAAGCATCCTAAGCCTGCCGACAAGACTTCTATCGGTTATGACCTATATGTACCGAGGGGCATATTCATTGAGCCCCATTCGAGAACTATCGTACCGACAAATGTTTCACTGAACTTGCCTCTTTGCGTAGAAGCGAAAGTTGAGCCAAGAAGCGGCTTCTCTGCTAAAGGTATGGAAGGCTATGGTACTCGAAAGGTGTGGAAGCGTATTTTCGGCATCATACCTTGGCGTTTCACGGAGACTGGCGTTATGCGCTTCAATGCCGACGTTATTAACGGCAAGATAGACCCTGGATATAAAGGAAATATCGGTGTTATCATAAAGAATGACGACGACCGAGGGTTTATCCTTAAAGAAGGCACACGAGTTGCACAGCTGACTTTCTATCGCACTCTTCACCCTCGTTTCAAGGTTGTGGAAGAGCTTTCGTGTAATGACAGAGGTGGTGGCTTCGGACATTCGGGCAGCTCAGATTCTAAGTAGCAAAGAGCTTTCTCATCTGACAAAGGAGTAGTATGACTGAACCGTGCTGTTCACCATATTGCTCCTTATATTTTTTAATAAAAGGTGTATTTGTAGCTACCTTTGAAGAAAAATCAAGCAGTATGAACGTTATCCTCCAATACATCACGAGATTCCTGCGTAGTTACGACTATGCGAGCATTAAGGAGTTTGCGCTCTCCTTGTGTCCCTCATTCAAATATAACCTCCAAATGCCCACGTCTGTCATAAGCCTCATCCTCGCTTTCTCAAGCAAGTATCTCGGTATCGGTCCTATCATTGTTCTTGCAATGTTTATAGCTGTCATTACCGAGACGATTACTGGTATAAAGGCAAGCAAAACACTTGGAAAGAAGTTCGAGAGCTTCCGATTCAGCAGATGTGTTATCAAGGTAGCGATTTGGATGATATTGGTGTTTATTGCCAATTCGTTCGCTTTGGAGTGCGAGTCCAGAAGTTCTTGGATAGATGCCCTTGGAGCTGTGTTCTTCGATATAGTTAGGCTGTTTGTGCTTATCTATTTCGTAATAGAGTATTTTATCTCCATATTAGAAAATCTTGCTGTTATAGATGGCAGACCCAAGACGGAGTTTACAGATGCCCTACAGGCTTTGTGGAAAACGGCTGTTGAACTTTGCAAATCTAAAATTTCAAAATAGTTATGAACGATAATTACATTTATTTTACATCAGAGTCGGTGTCTGAAGGTCATCCAGACAAAGTGGCTGACCAAATTTCAGATGCCGTTCTCGATGCGTATCTTGCCAAAGACCCTAACGCCAAAGTTGCTTGCGAAACGCTTGTAACTACCGGTCAGGTTATAGTGGCTGGTGAGGTGCGCTCTTTTGCTTCGGTTGATATTCCAGAAGTTGTCCGCAGAACAATCAAGCGCATCGGTTACGATGATCCGGATTACATGTTTGACGGAAACTGCTGCGGTATCATCAATCTCTTGCATGAACAGAGTGCCGATATCAACCGTGGTGTGAGTCATGCTGATGAGCAGATGCAGGGTGCCGGAGACCAAGGTATGATGTTTGGCTACGCTACCAACGAGACAGAGAGCTACATGCCCCTGCCCCTTTATCTCGCTAACCTCATTCTTGTAGAGTTGAAACGAGAGCGTCAGACGGGCTCGACAATGTACTATTTACGACCCGATGCCAAGAGTCAAGTAACGGTAGCGTTCGACGAAAACGGCAAAGCAGTACACATTGACAAGATTGTGGTAAGCACACAGCATGACGAATTTGTTGTTCCTGGATTAGGAGTCTCGCAGGAAGAGGCAGACGAGGCGATGCACGAACGCATCCAGTACGATGTGGAGTATCATTTGCTACAGCGGGTGAAGGAAGCTATTGCAGATGACGCTATCGTCTCTCTCTTTGATGACAATACAAAAGTACTTGTCAATCCTACTGGCAAATTCGTTATCGGTGGTCCGCACGGTGACACAGGTCTTACTGGCCGTAAGACTATTGTTGATACTTACGGTGGCTATGGCGCTCATGGCGGTGGAGCCTTCTCGGGTAAGGATCCATCTAAGGTGGACCGCTCCGCAGCATACATGGCTCGCTACATTGCCAAGAATATGGTTGCTGCAGGTGTCGCTGACAAAATGCTCATCCAGCTTTCTTATGCCATTGGCATTGCAGAGCCTATGAGTGTGAACGTACAGACCTACGGAACTTGCCACGTTGGACTGACAGACGCAGAACTTGCCGGCTACATCGCAGAGAATTTTGATATGCGCCCTTACGCAATTATCAAGAACTTGCATCTGAAGGAGGTCAAATACGAGCCGACAGCTGCCTATGGTCATTTCGGTAGGGAAGCGGACGAGACTCATTTTACTTGGGAACGCCTCGATGCCGTGGATAGTATCAAAAGCGATTTCTTGGTATAATCATTAAAATTACATCACTATGACTGGAGAGCAATTAAAAAGGATAATGCCCAAAGCCTTATCATCGAACATCAACAAGTATCTGCCGTACTTGAACGAGCTCATGCCTGAGTTTGGTATAAACACTCAGCTGAGGTGCGCCCATTTCCTTGCGCAAGTAGCGCATGAGAGTGGCGAACTTCGATATAACACGGAGATTGCAAGCGGCAAGGCTTACGATACGGGACGACTTGCGATTGCGCTTGGCAACACTCCGGAAGCGGACGGTGATGGGCAGAAATACAAAGGTCGTGGTCTTATTCAGCTCACTGGCACGAACAACTACCGCAAGTTCAATACATATATCCATGATGTCCTCAAAGAGGATGTTGATGTTCTTAAATATCCCGAAAAGGTTGCTGAACCCCGTTTCGCCGTGATGACCGCTTGCTGGTTCTTCAAGACGAGCGGCTGCCTTGCACTTGCCGACAAGGATGATGTGCGTGCAGTAACCAAGAGGGTGAATGGTGGATATAATGGATTGCAAAGCCGACAAGCGTATCTTGCAAGAGCTAAAAGGGAAAAGATTGTATGAACAGAATAACTTACATGTTTTGTTTGTTGAGCGCTGCCTTGCTCTTTGTTGCGTGTGGCTCATCGCGACGCGCAACGGAAAATGTTTCCGTTGATTCTGCATCAGTATCGTCACAAGCGACCATTGATGCAGTTTCTTCGGAACTGAGCCGTACAGAGGAGCATGACAGCAGTGATGTGTACGTTTGGACTATCACAACCGAGTATGACACATCCAAGGCTGACAGCACAGGCAAATCACCCATTCTCCGACAGACCGAGTCGTTGGCTGTCAAGCATAGCGGTAGAAAGAAAAGGAACGACACAAAAAGAAACGAAAATATCTCTGCCACCAAGGAAGAGTCTGCTAAAGAATTTCACGGAAATACTAACAAGCGAGAGAACACCAGGGCTGAGTCAAAGAAGCCTTTATACTATTCATACATCATTTATGGTGTGGCTCTCGTAATCCTAATGGCGGTTCTCGCTTATTGGGTATTCACAAAGTATCGAGCGGCACGCCCGCAGCATAACAATAAAGCATAATCTTCCGAGGTTTCCTATCCCCACGCTCGCAGCAGACGGACGTGGGGATTATTGTGTCTAACTACTTGATATTCAGTGAAATAAATTTGCAAATTAGATAAACTTTTATTGCTAAATACTTGCATATATGATAACTTTTGACTATCTTTGCATTAGCAAATAAGATAAAAAAGGTATCACTTAAAACTCTAAACATTATGAAAAGTTTAGCATCATTCAAGAGCTTGGCAACCCGACTAAAGAAGCAGGTTGCAGCAGCAACAGAACTCGTAAACGAGTGTGAGTTTCAGTTCAACGGAAACCCTTGCAAGCTGACCATTTCAGCGCTCAATAAGGCTGGCCGCAAGTTGGAGGAGCTGGAAGTAAAGTTGGAGAACACCAACGAAATGATTAATCACTACGACTTCTATGTCCGTTGCTATGAGGAAGAGCAGGAAGAAGCTGCAGCTCGTGAACTTTATATGTGCAGATAGTTATTCACTAATACAAGTATAATAAATGGAAAAGAAAATCATCCAAGCCTTGTTCGCAAACATTTGCGCCAAGGACGAACTCCGACCGATTATGAACGGAGTTCATTTCGAGAGTGAAAGATGTTACGCTTCAGATGGCCATGTCCTCGTTATTTATGAAGAAGGAAATCCGGAGCTTGACGGAAAAACAATGTCGCCTGCAGGCGAGATAATCGACGGCAGATATCCAAATGTGGATAGCGTGTTCCCTAAGGCTGACAACTATGGAACTAAGCTGAACATTGACATTCTTCAGCTTAGAAACGCTTGCCAGTGGCAGACACGTCAGGAAGGCGCTAACGAGAATGATACCGTCGTTATCAATGGTGTCGGCTATAACATCAGAACGCTGATACGCATTTGCAATGTAATGCTTGCAAGCGGAAAGCCACAGCACATCAAATTCTTCAACACAGACCCACAACGTGCTACGGTTATCCTCGGTACAAAGATGAAAGGTTTGATAATGCCGATGGTGTATGAGGAAGCGAACATAGACTCAGAGCGTGAAGACGAGGGCTTTGTCGCTGTGTTCTCTTATGAGAACCTCATTAACGACTATGTTTTCAATAGTTGGAAGAAGCCAGAGAAGAAAGACGCTCTTTCATGGCTTGACTAACATTCACTGATTATTCACATTTTAAAATATAAGATTATGCAAAGCAAGAACATCCAAGTTAAGAACATCCAAGTTTCGGACATCTGTCCGAGTGAGTTGAACCCTCGCAAGACCTTTGACCAGGAGTCATTGGCAGAGTTGGCACAGAACATCAAGAGCAACGGGCTGGTACAGCCTATCACCATCCGCAAGCGTCCAAAGGGCAGCGAGACAAAGTACGAGATTGTCTGCGGTGAGCGTCGTTACCGTGCCGTATGCCTCAATGGTGATGCAGAGATACAATGTATCATCAAGGAGCTCGACGACAAGCAGGCTTTTGCTGCAATGATTATTGAGAACTTGCAGCGCAAGGATGTCGATCCGATAGAGGAAGCTGCTGCCATCGCCAAGTTATGGGACAACGGAGCAACAATGAAAGTTGCAGAGATAGCCAAGTTGCTTGGGAAATCGTCAAGCTATGTAGTTGGTCGCATCCAGCTCAACAACATCATCCCAGAGTTCATTCAGCTGATGCGTGACGGAACGCTGTATCTCGTTCACCTCCTCGACATCTGCAAGCTGACCGCAGAACAGCAGAAGGTCTTGTTTGACGAGTGTTTCTCTCCTGCTTGCATCGCTCGATGGACACAGAAAATCCTTAAGTTGGAGATACTTCACGCTATGATTGACGAACACGTTATGAAGTTCCTCGATACAGCAAAGTTCGACATAAAGGACTGCTCATTCAGTTGCGGTCATGACTGTGAGGGTTGTCCTCTCAACACGAAAAACAAGCCAGAGTCGTTCAAGGATGCCAATCGTCCACGTTGTATGAGCTCGAAGTGCTTCACCACGAAGACCATGGAGTTCATTCTTCGCACCGCCAAGGAGTCGGGACTGACACTTGTGTACCAAGGCGAGGGTAACGAAGAGTGGATAGAAGCAGCCAAGGCAGCAGGACTCACTCTCATCAATGCCGATGACAGGCAGTATGTAATGATGCCGGTGGAGCCCGACAAGTCCAAGTTCTCCGATGCGGAGTGTTATGAGAAACGAATGAGAGCCTATCATCACGCCAAGGCGATCTTTGACAGCAATGTCGAGGACGGACTTGTAGAGCAAGTGTATGAGGTGTGCTTTGACGGAAAACTCAGTGGTGAATACAAATGGACTTTCTCAGCCCCTGGGGATAACGAAACTCCCAAGGAGTCGCTAAGCAAGAAGGAGCAGATAGTCAAGCTCAAGGACTCCATTTTGAAATGTGACGAGCAGGAACATGACGAGTTGATAGACGAAAAGCGCAAGATGCTCGCAGCCTCATCGTACTCAACCATGAATACGACACTTAGTGCGGAGGAGCAGAAGGTGTTCCACGCTATCATGATGAAACGCCTCCCATACGAGTTCAAGAAGAGCCTCGGCATCGAATGGGCGAATACGGAGGATGCGTTCAAGAAGAACGCCAAGCTCATCGAATACAACCGCAATGCCATCAAGCGTGAGTTCATCCGTGCCACTCTCTCAGAAAAGTCGGTGTGCTACTCACACGACCTCGCAGGAATGCTTATCGCACTGCTTGCAGACGGTTTCAGTGGTGTCGAGGAGTTGGAGGACAAGGTGTCATCCAAATACGACAAGATGCGCCAGAACTACAAGGAGAAAATCGAGGAGCTGAAGGCTCCTAAAAAAGCCGAAACCCCAAGTGCTGACGAGTCGGTAGACGAAAAGTAAAATATAACCAAGTGGAGAGGTAGGGATATGCTGCCTCTTCCACTTTTTCAATATGCCGTATGAAACCAAAAGGAAACGGACTGGTAGAGCTTATTGACGACAAAACCAAGGACAACGGTTTCTTCTGTATGCGACTTGTGGCATTTCTGAACGAAGAAGCAAAGCCGGGGACAGAAGAATATATAGCTCTTTGGGAGCAGCGTTTTACTGAAGCCAAACAAGGCGGTTGTGCCTACAAAACGAAATGTGGAATATACAAGCGGACGATGAGAAGCAAGAAATGCGTCCAGCTTGAATTGTTTTAATAGTAACGCAATGGAAATATTCAAAGGGAATTTGGGGACATACCATCCCCTTGCGCCAAACACGCACACAGATTTTACAAGACGCATACCATCACTGCCTCAAAAGCAGCTTGCTCGTGATGCGAAAATTACAAAGGCTATAGTAATGGCATACGATTTGCATAAAGACAATGAGAAGGTAAAGGAGATTTTCTTTAAGAAAGCCAAATTCTTGTCAAATCCTCGTTATTGGGAGGTTATGCGTACCGTGTGGATTGCTGTCGGCAGCACGGAAACGGCTCGTGAATTCGTGGCTTATATGAAATCGAACAGACCTTGCAAAGGCTGGTTTATGACACCCGAGGACGCTAAGACTCTCGATGGAATGAACTTCCCGATAATGGTGTATAGAGCCTTTGATAACGAGCCGGACCCTGGCATATCGTGGAGTATTGATAAGTCGTGGGTTGAAGCATACGCAAAGGCAAAGGGACGCAAGGTTAAGTCCCGATTGGTTGAGAGAAACGACATCTTCGCTTATGTCTCGAGACGCCAGGAAAGCGAAATCATCATACTTCCTCCTGACGAGGAAGAACCCCAAGGCTCCGATGTTTAGAGGAGTTCTTATTTGCTAATCTTAGGAGGTGGTTCAGCGGAGCTGCCTCCTTTATTTTTTTCTTGCAAATAAGATAAACTTTTCTTGCTAAATACTTGCATATATGATAATAAATTACTATCTTTGTAATGCAAATAAGATAAATAAGTAATCACTTAAAATTCTAAACATTATGGCAAATACATCGTATTACAAGGCTAAGGTTCAAGAAATCCGCACATCTTTAGTTCGCGACCTTTACATGGCTGTTCAGAACTCAAAGAACATGAAGATTAAATTCACCGAAACACAAGCTCCACGTTTCTATTATGATGGAGCCTGGAGAGAAGTTGTTCAGTTGAGCATTGAGTTTATGAGCAACAAATCGGTGTCTTTCGGCTGGCATGATGAACGTTGTGCAGGCAAGGGAGTAAACGCCTATGTTTACTCTGCTCAGATTAGCACTGAAATGCTGCTCCAGTTCCATGAACTGGTATTCGGAGATTAACAACAATAATGCAAATAAGATATGACAGAATATGAGTTAGATAAGGCTTGCGAGCGCAATCCGGATTGTGGTTGTGACTGCGTCCACTGCACTTTGTTCGCAGCTTGGGTAGAAAGCGAATTAAATCACTAAGTAATTATCATAGTTATGACAGAAAAGCAAAAATTAAGAATGGTTCTGCTGTTGCAGAATGAGTGTAATCTCGCTAAAGCTAAAGAGGCTTACGAGTTTGTAATCGGTAGTGACATCGAGGACGGTCCTGTGGCTACTGGTACTGGTGGCGAACACAAAAGTAATGTTCCTGATCCTCGAAAGGATGGCGTGTATCTTCGTTATGCGGACGGACGCGAAGAATGGTTTGACGGCAAGAACAAGAAAGAAGATGTGGTAGGCATCGCAGTACACCTTGGAGAGCGTCATACCTGCATTGCGAAGTTCGATGTGGAAGATAATGACGAGGGCGACAACGAGTTTCCTCTGCTGAAAAGTAGCGAAAATGATACAGAGGAAGACAAAAAGGCTTTTATTACGAGCTATTTTGATGTTTACAATGACCTCGACGGAAAGAAGCATACGGAAAGCCTAATGCGCCGTGGTTGTAAAATTCCTCTTGCCGAAAACCAGTACATCCCTTCTCAAGGAGAATGGCTGCTCGTATTGATGTTCTTCAAGAAGGTGCAAGAAGCCCTTGACTATGCGTGTGGAGAAATGTTAAAAGATGATTGGTACTGGTCAAGTACCGAGTACTCGTCGTACGGCGCATGGTACGTGAACGTTAGTAGCGGTGTCATCAACGGCAACTACAGCAAGACTAACGCGTACAGGGTTCGTCCTTGTCTGAGTTGTGAAGCAATTTAATCTCTTTAACTCTTTGCCCCTTTGACTCTTTCTTCTGAAGGATGGGTCAAGGGGGCATCATTCATAAGTCTGTAGGCACTTTCGAACAGCAATCTATACGACTTAACAGGTAGGGAAAAACTTGCATATTTGATAAAAATAATTACCTATATACTTGCATATATGATAATAAATCACTATCTTTGTAATAGCAAATAAGATAAGTAATCACTCAAAACTCTAAACATATGTTACAGCAAGAATTTGAAGCACGCGTAAAGGTGCAGGTTTCCTATAAGGAGTACGAATCAATCAACGAGGTTTACAACAATTCAGACCTTGACAAGGACGAGTTCTGCAAGATGTGGGTCAGAATGAATAGTGAGCGTGTAAACCGAGCTATTGCGGAAGAGAAAGAACGCCAGCGTTTGGCTGCTCTTAAGGATAAGGCTTGGGACATAATCATCCTTCACCGCTATAACTACAAAGCTCTACAGAAGTCTGCTTCAGAAGTTCTCACTCTTCGCCAGAAGAACTTTTGCGAGAGCGTAGGTGTTAAAGTCAAGGATGTTGAAGATTATCCATATCTTTCAACTACACTTTCAACAGTAGTGTTCAAGTTACAGAAGTTTGTTGGTGTAGCATAGGCAAACATATATATAATAGGTAAAGGCGAGAAGAAGTTTAGGATAACGCCAGGATGATGCGTCCTTAGAGGCTGCGGTTGAACCGACATCATCCACACTGCAGGTCGGTACTGATTTTTGTTTAGAAGTTCCTTTTGAGCCACCCGACGTTAATAAAAGCGACTGAAAACGGAAATCGGCGAGATAACGCCATAAAATCGGGATGTCGGAAAACCCACACCGATAGGCAAGAAGGTTAAGCCTAAATCCTTTGGGTCGTCGGAATCCCTTATCACCGAATAGACAGAGCTGGAATGTCGAAAAATACAGCCGCAAGTGTCAAGGCGTGAGCGACACAGGACAGAGGGCGATGCGGCAGCCAGATGGTACCGAGTGCTGCATGGATTCGTGAGAGGTTCGATTCCTTTCCCCTCTACTATTTCTTTAAAAAAACAATAATTATGGAATTAGATTTATTCGACATCCTCAGTGAGAAAGAGGAAGGCACAAGGCTTTACTCTACGATATGTGGTGATTTGTTACTGCATAATGTATCGCTAAATGGCGTGTTCTGTAAACAGCCAGGCGTGAAGACCGAAAAGAACTTTGTGTTCATGTCTGACGGACACCTCAAAAACTATGGAGAATGGGCCGACCGTGGAGAGTGCTTGTTATTCCCAAACAAAGAAATGCGTGATTGGGAGAAGTATTGCTGGAAACGTGGCGATGTTGTTATAAATGTTGGTGGTGGTATTACAGCCATCTTTGACGGATGGGAGAATGATTCTTTCACCAAGTTCAACACAGTATACTCCTATGAGGCGCAAGATTCCAGCTATAATGAGGATGTCATTTATAACACCGCCGATTTCAGAAAGGAGAACGATGGAGGAAGGGCACGTTTCATAGCTAATTTGGAAAAAGAGTTCAATGGCAAGTTCAATCCTGACACGCTGGAGGTCGAAGAGAAGTCTATGTTCAAGAACGGAGACTTTGTGTATTCCGAATGGGCAGAAACCGATGCTGACGGCAAAGTGACTAAGCGCTGTTCTTGGGTAGGCATTTTTATGAGTGGCTGCGAGAAATGCTATAAGTCGCATGCGGTTTATTTCCTTGAAAAAGGAATGTTAGATTTCGAAGATACTTATGCCGACGCGCAAAAAACAAGCCGTTTAGCAACTGACTTGGAGAAAGCCAAATTACTTTCCAATCTTGAAAGAAATGGAAAGAAATGGAATGCTGACAAACTTTGCTTGGAGGATATTCCGGCAGAAATGAAACTCAAGCCGTTCGACAAGGTGTTAGCGAGAAACTCCCCAGAAAGCGTATGGCATTGTGAACTCTTCTATCACTATAATAAAAACAGAGAAATTTACCCTTATTTTTGTACATCTGGTCCCTGTAAATATTGCATCCCTTACGAGGGTCACGAACACCTCGTTGGCACAACGCTCACTGACGAGGAAGGAGGTGATAAATGATTAAAGCAGAAGATTTGAGGATAGGTGACCTCGTAAGAGTAAGCCGTGATTGCGCATTCCCAAAAGGAACAGTGTGTATTATAACTGATATTCATGCTGAAAAAACCTTCAAGGACAAAAAGGAAGTCGTCGATATAAGTTCTGTTAACGATACTGATGACGGACCATGGGGAACTTGGTGCTGCAATATTGAGGGCATGCCTATCACACCCGAAATCCTCGAAAAGAACGGATGGGGGACAAAAATGTTTGGAGGCTCGAAGTTCTTCTGTATTGAGTTGAACTGTTACTTGGAGCTATGTGTGACGTATGAAAAGAAAGACAATAATTTCTCCGTTGGAACTTTTTCTCATATACCTGGAGGAGATTTAGATATAAATTATTTCCCGATAGACATTCAGTACGTCCACGAGCTTCAGCATATCCTTTGGGCGTTGAGGTTGAAAGCAGAATTTAAAATCTAACGACAATGATAATAAAAGTAGAAAGAGTAACAAGATCTCTCCCTTCATATCCCGGCGAGGAAGATGCTATTCGCTTTACTGTCAAGTATAAGCATTATTGGTGGCAGCGTTGGAAATATATCAAAGACGGTAGCGTTCCACGATTTTTTGAAAAGATAAAAGATATAAACGAGTATCTAAATAACATAGGGTATACTTTTAAAAACTACTACGCAGTATACTCTAAAATATAAAATTATGAAACAAAAGTAACTAACTCCTCTCCCTGGTGACAGCAGGGAGATAAATACAAACAACAAAGAACAAATCATTATGAGTAAAGACATTGGCTGTATTCGCCAGAAAACAGAAAACGAAAAATCACAGCTTATTGTGTATTTCGGCACAAATGGATGTGCTGGTCATCATCCAAAGGGCATTAGCAGAGGTTTAAATCCGCAAGAAGCAGCATTGTGGAGGTTTATAGACAATATTAGTTGGTTTGAGTCAATCAATTCAAATCCTGGATATAGAATGGTAAAAATCTTTGGCGAGTTATTCTCTGCCTATTCTGTGCCTTGGTCGGTTGACGATCATAGAGGTGGTTCGCACACAAATGTGTTTTGGGAAGGTGAGCATACAAGAGAGGAGATGGAAGCATATATCAAACAAGATGCTTTCCTTCGTAGACAGTTCCGTTTTAAGCTTGAAGCCAACATGGTGCGTAAAGGTGACATTGTTCATGCCGCAGACGATTCGCTCGTGCAAATAAATCACATTGGTCCGAATGGAGAAGTGCATTATAAAGCTTACGCAGATGCTGCTCGAGGACAGCTACAGTACGGGCCATACACTTATTTTTACGGCTACATAACAGACTGCTACCCTGCAACCGAAAAGCAAAAGCGGTGGCTAAGAAAATGGATTAGTAAACATGGAGGAGTAGTATGAAAGAAACAACTCTTACAATAAAAATCAAAGTGTCAGACGACAACAATCACGTTGAAATCGTTGATCCGTCTACATCAGAACCTATATGTGCACTTATCTTGATGGGCATTTTCAAAAGTATGAGAGATTTTGCAATTAAGTGGAACGAAGAGCACAAAAAGCAAAGGAGGCAAACAATGACATATAAGGAGTATATGCAGTTGAAGCTTGACAAATGTCCTGCTAATAAAGCTGTAGAGGAAATAAGGAAGTGGACCAAAGCTAATGATGGACGCTCATCCATTGTCGTACTAATGGATAAAGCGCAAAGCTATACAAGAGGTACTATTTCCGGTAATAATCCAGTCGCTTGTCTTGCTCTTGAAATGACGACAGACGAGAATTTCCGAGAGCTTATCTACAATGCCGTATCGCTTTACGAAAGAACAAAGAATGACGTTCAAAAAATCAAACCAGAATAGACTATGAAAGGAATTGATAAATTGATAGCTGCGGTCAAGGAAGATTGTGCTAACGGGCAGGGTTGTTTCAATCCTGATGGTTGTAATCAAGAGTTATATCGTTATGAAGACGAGACCAATCCTAAGTTAATCGAGCGTGGAATAAAGAAACGTTGCGTAAGAATCTCTAAATGCAACCACAAGTATTGTGACAAATTCAAGTGGGCCCTTGATAGGGCAGACCAATACGCCAAAATGCTCGGTGTTACTCGTGACGAAGTGCTCGACGCATGGGAGACACGTCGTAATTATTGGTATATGAACTATTACCAAGAGTGCAACCAGCCGTCTCTCAAAGGAAGCCACAAGGTTATTAAGGTTGAAGACTGGCTACAAGAACTAAGAGAACGCTTCGGTCCCAATTCGGATGATTGGAAATTTGCCTGTCCGTCCTGTGGTCATGTGCAATCGTTGGCAGACTTTAAGGCTGTTGGCCAAGATCCAAATCTTGCCTACCAATGTTGTATCGGTCGCTATACTGGTAGCGATGACCACAGTGGTAAGAATGGGTGCAAATATACAATTAACGGATTAATTGCGCTCAACACGTTAACGGTAGTAAGTAGAGAGTTTATTCCAACTAAAGTCTTTAATATAGCGAAAAAATGAAATATCGAATCTCATTTTAATATTCGCAACAATGGAAAGGAAAAAGGAAGATTTACTCGCAATGCTTATTGAAGTGATTGCAGAATCAACAACAGGAATGGAACTTGATGTGTCCGATTGTGGTGTTCAATATTCACCAACATTTCGTTGGATGCCAAATGTTTGGTTTACGCAAGAAAATGTGGAAGCTATAAATCTAATGGCAAAAGATGGTGATAACAATGCGGAAACATTGATTGAATGGATAAAAAAGTCGCTACCATAAATAGCGACATAAGACATAATAAGATAAACGTATGAAAGATGTTAAGATTTTTGCTCGTACTATCGAGCCAGACGCCAAGAAGCAGATACAGAAGATGGCAGACAGTGAGGCTTACCGCGACTGTAAGATACGCATCATGCCCGACTGTCATGCCGGCAAAGGATGTACTATCGGTACTGTGATTGAGACACGTGGAAAGGTGGTGCCCAACACCGTGGGCGTTGACATCGGTTGCGGTATGCATGTTGTGGATTTAGGCTTTGCCAATATCGACATGGCCCTGCTCGACCATATCATCAACGACAACATTCCAAGCGGATTCAAAGTGCATGAACGTCCTTTGGCTTCGGATATGGTTGATTGTATGCACCGCGAAATCACGAAGAGGTTTCCTCCATGGATACAATGCTTCAATCTCGATTATGTCATGCGTTCGCTCGGCACTCTTGGCGGTGGCAACCACTTTATCGAGGTTGACGCGGACGACGAAGGACGCAAGTATCTCGTTATACATTCGGGTAGCCGAAATCTGGGCGTGAAGATATGCAACTTCTTTCAGATGTTGGCGACAAAGCAATTCGACAACAGCGCGGAGCGCGAGCGCATAATCTTCGAGCTAAAAGCCTTTGGCAGACAGAATGAGATAAACGACACGTTGCGCCAACTGAAGTCCATTCCAAAGGACTTGGCGTATCTCAGCGGACCTTTGCTTATTGACTACTTCCATTCTATGCGCATTTGCCAGCAATACGCCGACTTGAACCGCCAACTTATGGCGCAAACCATCGTCAAAGGTCTCGGGATAAAGGTGTCGGGCGACTCGTTCACTACTGTGCACAACTACATCGACACCTTCGGCGGCATAATCCGCAAGGGAGCTGTGAGCGCAAAGTGTGGCGAGCCTTTGATTATCCCTCTAAACATGCGTGATGGTTCGCTGCTGTGTACTGGCAAGGGCAACAACGACTGGCTTCAGTCGGCACCGCACGGCGCAGGCAGACTAATGTCGCGCTCGGCAGCCAAAAAGCAGCTCAGCATGAAAGAATACCGCCAGCAGATGCACGACATCTACTCCACATCGGTATGCGAGGCTACTATCGACGAAGCTCCAATGGCGTATAAGTCAGCAGATGAGATAGAGGAGCTTATAGGCGATACCGTGAATGTAGTGAAGCGCATCAAGCCTATATATAACTTTAAGGCGAAAGAATTATAGTGCTCGATGATAAATCCTCTAATGGTAGAAATCAATACATAAAAAGTTATGAGTATTCGTAAAATGAAGAAACAGCTAAAGCGTGATTTCCTTACGCTTCCTGTTATTAGATGTTATGACTCCGTTTCTGTACGAATCGGATATGACAAGACGACAAACACTTCAAAGATAGATGTCACCATCCTTTCGGGTGGACGACGCAGTAAAGTGCATTTCTGTAAGTCATACTTTGAAAGACTAATAGACATACAAAACTCGAAATAAGGATGGATAAAGATTATAAGCGAATAATGCGCTGCGTCGAAATTACAGACCATCGTTCAAAAACTGTCGATGTCAAAAACCTTAGAGTGTCACTATATATGTGTAAGCATATTAAAGTTTCAAAAGGCCTGACACTCAAAGACCTCCTGGGTAGAAAAGAATATATTGGAAGAATATCTGTATTCAAGGCCGATTATTCCGACAAAAAGGAGGAAGATGTATGAGAAAAGCCTTGTGTCTTGCTGTAAGTAAAAAGTGGTTTGACCTTATAGCATCAGGAGAAAAGCGTGAGGAGTATCGGGAGATAAAGCCATATTGGCTAAAGCGCTTGTGCGACAAGTCTACTGGCGAATTTTCGTATTTGTACTCAAGAAATGGGAAATACGTCAATGTAACACTTGGCAATAATTTCAAATCCCAATACACCCATGTCCGTTTTGTGAATGGTTATGGAGCGAAGCGACCGCATCTACAATTTAAGATAGTTTCCATAACTATCGGCAAGCCTCAACGTGGCTTATGTCCGGACGAATTTCTTGACAAGGACTATTTCGTCATCAAGTTTAAGTAATATAATAAGGTGGAGAGAATGCAGCCAAAGCACCTCCACCTTATTATTATTCCATTCCTACATCTTTGTCGTGAGCTGTTGATAAAGCCTCAACTTGCAATTCTTCAAGTGTTTTATCGCTCGCTACGGCATCAAAGACTTTACGAACAGCAAGGTCTGCCATCTGCTGTGTTATATGAATGTAATAACCGATAACCCTCCTTGATTGTGTTACGGTGTCACCGATGCAATATTCAATAATGCTGTCCTTGATGAACAATTGGTTGGCGAGCTGTGCAAAAGTCTTTCTTGCAGAGTAGTAAATGAAGTCCGACTCAATGCCACATAACTTTGCTACCCTTGGAAGACAAGAGTAAAGTATGCGCTGTAATGCTCCACAAGAGCGTTTGTGTCCTATGAACAGCTTTCCGTCTTTCGTCAGCCGGTCAAGGATAGCCCTTGCTTCTGGCTGAATGGCAAACTCCGTGTATGTGACACGTTTCTTTCTTGTTTCAGTCTTGATGCGCTGGAACTTGACTTTGCTGTTACGAAAGTCCTGTGCCATTATATCCTGGAGGTTCATGCCGCATAGGTAGAATGAAAGCATGAATATGTCACGAGCGGTCCCTATCTGTGTTCCTCGCTCTTTCGACAAGTCTATGTCGCGAACCTTTCTTAATTGCTCTAATGTGATGACGCAGTTGCGCCTTGTCGGCTGCGGATCCTCATAGTCGGCATAAGGACTAACATCAAACTCCACAAATTTCTGACGTATTGCGTAGTTGATGACAGTGTGGATGTTCCGCATCTTTATAGAAATTGTGGTTTGTGACAAGCCTCTGTTCTCTTTCAAGAAAAGTTCGAACCGATGCAGGTCGGCAGATGTGAGCAGCTGCAGGAGATAATCAGAGCCGAAAAACATTTCAAAGTAGGTTATTGCATCACGGTATAATCTGAATGTTCCTTCCTTGTAGGCGTTCTTCTTCATGATGAGAAACTTTTCACAAATATCGTGTATGCTTTTCGGTCCGGCATTGCCTTCTGCATCCTCGATGTACTGAACGAGCTGTGAGCAGGTGTAGTATTCCATATCCTCCGCCTTGTCGCAGATGGCGTATATCTTGGTCATCCGTATACGCAGCTGTTGGTTAATATATGATGCGTTGTTTACGCCGACCACCTGTCCGTTCACAATGTTGTCAGGAGAAGGTACAACGAAGCGTGTCACAAAGTAACGTGTCTGGCCCTTGTGAGAAATCGCGATGCGTATCTTATGTGTTCCGTCCGCCAGAACTTTAGCTGGCAGTATTACAACTCGTAGGTTCATATCTTCGACAATAGTTCCGACAACAATTCGGTCCGTGTTTTAATGTCCGACAATAGCCCGACAATAGTTTTCGGTGTACTGATAAATTTGATTGATAGTCATAAGTGGCTGATATTCAAGAAGTACCGCTTAAAATAGAGCTTCTTAAAATAACCCGTCAATGGCTATCACAATTTTCTTCATAGTTATATAAAGTAAGTGTATGTGATTATTAT